GTTGGTTAGCGCATTGGTCATAACTATGGCTTGGCCTTCATCAAAACCAGCGTTCTCTTGCAAGAACTTATTCATGGTTTCGGACACGCCAGTGTATTTGCTAATTATAGACGTAAATTGTGACGCGGAAACATCACCACCTGTAATCTCAGCGGTAAGAGACGCGGTAATACTATCCTTAACGCCGTCTTGGAGTTTCTCCCAACCACCTACAATGGGATTACCTTCAACGTCTATACCACCAGTAAAGTTTTCGTACTTAGCGTCTATTTTATCTGCTATTTGCCCGAGACTAGCGCCAACTGCAGCGTTAAGACCTCCTGTAGCAAACGCCTGTAGTGGGTCTTGTCCGTATATAATTGCCGTAGTAGCGGATTGTGTACCACCTTTAATACCTGCTTGGACAGCGGCTTCGACGGTAGAGTTTAACCCTGCGCTAGCTATTTTTGGGTTAACATATGTTGAACTAAATTCTCCAACTTTCCCAGTAGCATAAGAAATGGCTGCGGCCTTAACTACATCACCAAGATCGCCTCCGTTTGCGGCTACTGCAGCACCGTCAATAAGAGGGAGCGCCCATGCGTTACCCGTAGCAACTGCGCCTATCTTAGCAATAGTAGTAATCGGGTCGTCTAGCGCAGCTTGAATAACATCCCCAACGCCACTTAGTACGGGTTCGACTATCTCGTCTACAACCCAATCAACAGCGTCACCAACAACGCCGACAACATCTTCGACAATATCTACAACACCACTAGCGACATCTTCGACAACATCCACCGCCGTGTTAACCACATCTTCGACAAGTTCAACTACTGCTGACATGCTACATTATCTCACTTAACGGTATCTTACCTAAAGTTACGTATGCTCGTGATCCACCTGTGGCCTTTCGACCTACAGCGATTTCACTATCACCTTTGTCGGTGTATCGTTTCCACGTCTTAAACGCACTATCATATACGTCTCCATCATAGTCAGAAACGTATCGTTTTATACCTTTCCGTTGCATATAGGTAAAATAACGCAACCCGTTGGCTATAAAGTTTTGCGCCGTGTCAAGATTAAACGCACGGCCCCACATCAAGTCTTCGTTTTTGCCTTTGCCCCTATGCCCAAGAAACACTGTGTTCCCTATCTGCACCATGTCGGAGTCTTCCATATTCATTTCTTCGACGATACTGACCATCGCTGCTTCGACGCTAATGTTTTTCGGTCCAAGCTCCCCAACTACAGTGGAAATAATTGTAGGTGCGGGTAGTGGTTCGGTTTTACTATCTACAACAGTTAGCACCCTACACCTCCGTAGAAAAAATTGCGGCTGAATAGATGTTACCCATGCCAGCGGCTAGACTAAGAAACGGCCCTCGTGGGGCTGGCGCATCGTAGGACAAAAACACATCGTCGTCTTCAGTCCTATTGAGGATTTGTGGTACAATACCGCATTCCATGTCATTTAGCAACAGTCCTGTCTCTAATAACCCACTAGCGCTTAACGTATGCCCTATTCGTGGTTTGTATGACGTAGCTACAAACTCACTAAGACTACGTTGCAACGCGGCTTTCTCTGCTTTATTATTAGCATCAGTGCCAGTCCCGTGCGTCTTTACCACGTTAACATCTTCCTTACGTACCCCCGCTACATGTAAGGAACCTTCGATAGCCTTAGAGTAGCCTTCACCATCAGGACGCTGCCCAAGCGGATTTGTGTTGTTTTCTGCAGACGTATATGCACCTAAAAACTTGGCCATAGGTGTGGACATACCTACATGTTCTTTCTCAAACACCGCTAATGCGGCCCCCTGACCTACATGAAATCCTGTGTTAACAGTATCAAACGCGGATGGTTTACGATCAGGTTCTTCTGATAGCTGTATACTAGCCTTGGCATCCCCGAAAAACTCTAGCGAAGGTATGCACACAGAATCCTCACCCGCCAAGACAATGACCCTATCAAACCCGTAATGCCAAAACAAATTCTGCATATCCATAAGCACTTTTAAACTAGAGGCGCAGGCACTAGCATCTGTAGAAACGTGGTCGTGTACGTGAAACATGCTGGCTATTCGCCCTGCGTATATGTTAGTGAGCGTTATAAACGGTATCTTGGTCTTGTAGTGCAGTTCCGCATCAGTATTCCTATCATATCGCCCGCTTGTGCCCATCCAGCCTTGGCTACCTGCAGCAAACATAAATGCAGTCTTACCGCCAACAGGGTTACTCACAACGTAATCTATAGTTTTTTGTAGTATAACTTTGTCAAACGCTTTGTGTGGAGGGTAGAACAACCCTGACTTAGCGCGCCTAAAAGTATCTTTTACGATATGCACGCTTTGCGGAAATGCTATATCTTCGTAAGTAGTTTTTTCCGTAGTGCATAGTGTTTCACAATGGGTCATGTATATCATACAACGGACTCCATAGCTGCTTCAACAGAATCAAAATCCTGCTTTTTGTTCTCAAGCATGTAATCTCGTACGGCACGTAAAGACGTTACAGGTATATTAAAATCCTCCGTCTCTGGAAGTCCGTATATATCTGACAACATTACTAATGTAAGCGTCACGTCTAAGCTATCTAACCCAATGTCTTCTTCTTTTAGGGTTACATCTAATGATTTAGGTTTAGTGTATTTGTCTAAACGCGGTTTATTTTCGCGGACGCAAGCGTCGAACAGTTCTATAAAGTCCATTTTGCACCTATCTGTTGAGGGTGCTTTTATTGTACAGCATTTAGTTATTACTTACAAACTGAACTGCTACCACTGAAGAAGGAAGACCGGGATGCGGTGTAGTCGCCGCCTGTGTTTGTAGGGTAAGATCAGTATCATCTACAGCCCAATACATTTCTATATACTGGTCTGCGAGCAAATCTATAGAAAAATTCCAAAATACTGCTGTATGGTCGTTACCTTTAATTGAATTTTTCTGTCCGCCGTACGGCACATCTGTACCGTTTTTGTTTATCCACGTCCACAATATCGCAGTGGCCGAGTTATCTTTCTTAACCTGCATTGTCACTTGAAAGTTGTATATGCCATCAGCCGTTACTGTTATTCTAGTTTTGTTAGTTCCTTCTATAGATACACTATTCCATAGGTAGCTATTTTCAAACTCAACCGGATACCCTGTATTAGGTGCCGTTGCGGTCTGATTTGTAGTGCTGTAAAATAACCCGCGTGGTAGGTATAAGAATTTACCACCATCATCAGAATCTAACAACGTATTTACCACGTTAAGAAACCTATTGAAGAACAAACGTAGCACGTTGCTATTCTGGTCCATGTATGGACGTTCATAACCTTCAGGCGCTAAAGGAAGCGCGGGTGTAGCTACCTTATCTATTTCGTTAGGCATTACCGCCTCCCGTCAGGGCGCATGTCAATCCTCGGTGCGCCGAGCTGCCATGTAACACCTTCTCCTGTGGACTCAACTTTCATAGCAAGCTGCCTACCACGCACGCGGGTATATATCTGCCCCGTATACGCCTCTACAGGAAGCACAGCCGTACGGGTTATCGTACGTGAGTTACTACCACCTTCCGACAGAGGATCATTATAGCCAGACCCAGAATTGGCAAGTGGTAGTAACGTCATCGTCGCACTGGGGGAACCTGTTGTAGACCCATCAAACCGTATGTCAGGCAATATGCGCCATATAAACGCAAACTGATGGCCGTCTTCTAAGTCAAACTCTGCAGAAGCAACAAACGCGTGTATGGCTGCGGTGGTAGCTGTCTCGTTGTCATCTACACCTTCCTCGTGGTTTACGAGGTTATATGAGTATGTAGCTGCAAGCGGGTTACCCCGTAGACCGGAATCAAGCCATGCAGTGCGGGCCATTGTGCCATAGTACCAAATATCTTCTAGGTAGTTGTACACCACATAACGATCTATATTTGTCTGATCGGTAGAACAATAGAACCACCACACTTCGTGATACGACTCGTTAGTCCCTGCAAATACTTGGTCGTATTGTTGCTCGTTGAAGTCACCAAAGACAAACTTACGCAGGTCACAGCGCAGGGGTTGAGTACGCCCGTCATACTTGTAGAACTTATCTTTACCCATCCAGTAGGCTACGCCATTAGCATAGGCTACACAGTTTTGTGATGCTGTAGATATGTTTTCACCAACAAGCTGCGCAGACCACACTACAGGAGCGCCCACATATTGTAGCGAATAGAGAGCCGCGTCAGTCCAGACCAGCACCTCCTGTCTAGCTTGTTTAGAGGCTATAATCTCGGTGCCACGAGATAACGTAAGGAACCCTGCTTGTGATGTAACCGATGGTGTCCAATCTACTACACTACCTTGATCCGACCATCGCACCAACATAGGGTTGACTGTGGAACTACCAAACTCATTTGTACCGAACGCAAACACAAAACGATTGATGTCGGATACTTCTAAAATACGTTGGCTTGTGGGTACGTTGCTTGCGCCACCAAGGGTTGATAGCTCTACACCGCGGGATGTTAGTCCGCTAGTTGCATCCCAATAATATATCGGCCCCCCACGAGGCCCAAAAACAAGGTCTTCGCCAAAATTAGACTGGCTCCAAAGCCTGATTGCATCTGTAGATGTGTCACCTACACCCCACGTACCAGAACCCCAAGAAGAAGCGCCCCAACCTGTAAGGGGGATTGCAAACGCGGGACCAATGTTGATCTGATACGCCGCCGTAACCGTACCACCACCTGTTGCAGTAGAGGAAGCTGCAGAACCCGCATCTATTGTGTATTCGTTGGTAGTGGTAGTAAGAGTTATCTGATACTCACCGTTTAGAGTAAGCCCACCCACGGCGCTAGCACCACTATAGGTAACAAAATCTCCGTCTGTATAGCCGCCATTCGCATCGGTAACCGTAACAATAGGAGAACCTGAAGTTGTTGCGAACGGGTTTGTGAGCGTCACTGTAGCACGTAATGGGGTGATGTCGTTATACGCTCCACCGTTCTCAATGTAGTATTTTAGGTTGGTGCCGACGGCAATAAGGTTCTGACTACCTAGTGTTACCCAATTCCATAATGACCTACACACACCTTGAAACGTGGTAGCAGATATACGTTGCCAACCACCTATCTTCTCAGGTGTACCCTGCCGAAAGCGTATCTTGTCGCACTCGTACCAGCCACCTTCGCTTGTGTAGCGTGTGTTTTCGCGGTTCACACCAGACTTTAAAAGTAGCTTCTTTAGGGGCATGTTACACCTTAATCTATAAGTTCAAAATGAGGGCCGTCAATAAATGGCCTACGCCCCTGCGATCTACGAAGGTCAACATACGCGTTCATAGCGTCTTCCATTGTGCCGTTCCATTTACGAATGTCCATAGGGTATGGCATTTCAGGTGTACCCCATGCAGCGCCCCAACAAATAGAAACACCTACCACTTCTGCGGCTTCTTTGATCGCATCGGCAAGATCATCGTATAAATTCAGTTCCCACGATGCACGCCCATTAACATAGGCCATAATATCAAAAGCCTTACCCTCAAGGTGTTTTGACTTCATGGTTTGACTAGCGCCTTTAGCGACCAACTCTTTTTGTTGTTCCAAGGTTCTCATCCCTTGCACAACACCGAAATCAGTTTTTGTTAGGGTTATGGCATGTTTCACAACAGCCTGTAGCCGTTCGTCAATACCCTCAAGCCTATCAAGGCTACGTCTACTTAACTTAAACTCGCTCATGTTACTTCCTCTTAAAAAATGCCTGTGCCCCGCGCACACCGAAACTGGCTGAAATTGCAATTCCAAGGCTGTAAAAATACCAGTCTGGCGCTTTGTTGAGTTGTTCAAAGCCTCGGTCTACCCAACCTTCTGCGCCCGGAATCCAGCATAAAATCAATGGGATAGACAAGATAATTACGAACCACTCATCCTTCCAGCTAGACTTGGCACCTTCTGCCATGATGCGTTCCCAGTCTGCGACTGAGGTTTCCTTGGACAGCATAATCTTGGCTTTGGCTTCTGCTTCTGTGAGTTTTAACTTGGCATCCGCGGCTTGTTTGTCAGCTTTACCCTGCAGCCAAGAAGAGGCTAGATTACCTAGTGGTCCTATTAGCGCCTGTATCATTTCTCAGACCCCAACCACACGGCTATCGTTCCCGTCATAGCCCCACTAACCACTGAAATCATTGCGGATTGCTGCGTTGACAAGTCATCCAAACTCATTCCCCACTCAATCACACGGATATACATAATCGTCATAACAACCATCATAAAACGTGGCATGAGCTTGTATTGCAGAATCTTTTCAAAGGTATTTGCCATGTTACACCTCTATGTTTAACTTCGTTCCTTGCGGCCTGTCCGCATTGGTCTTGCGTCCGAACCTATCATAGCTTTCTGATAATTCCAACTGTTGCTTTCTTAGGGCTTCTAGGTGTTGGTGGTTATTCCTGTGGTTCTTTTCCACCCGCTGTTCTGTGAGGTGGTTTTCTATGCGTTCGCGTGCACGCGTTTGTTCGTGGATGTGACTTCCCACATCGAACGGCATGTTACCTACACCTGTAAGTCCGTCAGCCACAGCCACCCCTTTCTATAACCCATTCTGCTATTTTACGATGATGTGTTATAATCACAATCTTGCCTCGCTCGTCGTACACTATCCACCGCAATCTACCTACTTGCACCAGCCGCATTTACCATCTGCCTTGGTCCTTACCGATCAACCAAACAGCAAAGCTCATAACAGTAACGCCAACTGCAGCGGCCAGCAAACCAACAACCCACTCAATAATTTTACGTTTTAGTTCTTCTTTGCGATACAGTTCCTCTTTGCGCTGTTTGCGCATCTGTGCCTCAATATACAGCACCTCCTCCCACGCGGATGGACCATAATGGAACGATATAAAATTTTTGATTTCGGTACGCATTTGCTCCATCTTCTTCTTTTGGGCAAATATCTGTATCGCGGTTTCGTTATCGGAACCTTTGAAACTGTACCATGGTGGGTTTTGTGCCCTGTCTTCTGCGTAGGAAAAATCACTAAACGCCTTACCCCATTGGGAAAGTTGACCAGACATATCTTGGATATCGCGGCCTACGGCAATGCCTTTCTTGATGGCATTAAAAGCGCTCGTCGCCATACCTACTGCTGTAATTGGATCAATCATGTTTCACGAAACCTCACCGGACACTGGTAATCAGGATCAACTCGGTAAATCCTGTCATAATAGCTATAGGGTCGCGTGCCACAGTCATACCAGCAGGCTTTGTAGAACCAACTGCCGTAGCCGTTTATGAACACATGCCCGTACCCTATGAATACGAGCGTGCAAAGCATGTTACCGCTCCATTAAGCGGTCTATTTTTTCTTCAAGGCGGTCAAACCGTGCAACGATCTGATTCATAGTTGAAGCACCGTCTAGTTTATTGACGTATTCTTTCGCCATCTCTTCCCTTGTTTTGTTCAAGAGAATTTGAACGCGCCCAAGTTCGGCGTGTTGAGCTTTTAACCACCAACCAATACCGCCTATTGAAGCAGCTAATCCTACATTTATGAGCGCGTTCATTTCCATTATTGTGCCGCTACCTCTTGAGCTTCTTCTGGTGTATCTTCCAAAGCCCCTTTGAGCATATCAATGAAGAACTTACGACCACCTTCTAGCTGGGTCATGTTAAACCGTGTTGATTGTAGCTTGCGATCCAAGTCTGCAACGTGGTTTACCATTTCCTGCTGTTCGGCAGTCATGTCTTCGAATGTGTATTCTTTATCGTCGATCACGATAGGCGTTGTTTTTTTCTCAGCCATTTTGATCTCCTTTTCTAAGGTTAAGTTATTCCGCAGCCCACGGCGCGGTTTCTACGGCTGTTGGCGGGTTGATTTGTTTCGCAATATTGCGATCATGTCCCGCTTCCCATTCCGCACAGATAACGCCTTCGCCTTCAGCGGCATTGGCGTCAATAGTATCCTTGGCCCATCCTACGACTTGCGCTTCTGTCAAGTCTGCGAACGATGTGAACGTAGCAGGGTCCAAGTTATTAGTGTTCAAACTGATCTGGTTTGCAGATGAAATGGTGTAGGTTGTTCCGTCTACAGTTTCTTCTGAGTTTAGACGCCAGACAACAGAGAATACGACTTCGGAAAGCCCATCCTGTGTTCTGGTTTGAAGCTGGTCATTTACGGACCAAGTGTGTGTAACAGCCATTGTTTATTTCTCCTTGCTGGTTACGGGTTATGGATTCCAAGTGACATTAACTTTCATTTGACCAAATAGGCCATTTGAAGCGTTTGTGTTTGTAAATTGAACTTTTATTCCTTTTTGTGATCCGCTTGTGTAAGCAACAGGAATACCAATGTTATCCGGGTCTGTGTTATACACAGTGTATCTATCCAATGCTGAAGAACCACCGTTGAAATACCCAGAGAAAATATATTTAGCCGACCCTCTATCTGGTCCAGTGTTGATATAAAACCAAACATCCACCTCGGCGTGAAAACGCAGCTTGCCTTGAATACCTAGCTTTAACTGCAACTCACAAAAGGCTTCTCCAGTATTCCCTGAACCAGCAGTAACGTCTTTATGGGCCATAATCAGAGCGTTGGCTAGTGAACCAGATGAACCAGTTTGCACAACTGTACCTGTCGCCGTTCCGAAATTTGATTGCGTTCCAACAGAAACTAACCCTGTATTAGTAATCCGCATACGCTCGGATGCAGTATCTGCTCCGTCTGAAGTTGTATAAAACTCCAAACGCCCCGGCATATCATCCCCGCTGGGAGAACCGTCAACTCTTGCTTGAATATTCGCACCTTCAGCGCCTTGGTCAGTCCCGTCATCACCATAGAACGCAACCCGGCCAAGATAATCATTATTATAAACTACTGATGAGCCGCCCTTGGATGTGGCTCTCGATTTAACAAACATGCGGTACGGGCCGTAAGCACTACCCGAAAACCGAGCTATTGTACTGTTCGCATCGTTTGACCCTGTACCAACAACCTGAACTGCCGCTTGATCTGTAGCCATATTAATAGATGACGTATGGCCAATCAAAACCCGCCCCGCACTATCAATCCGCATACGCTCATAAGCATAAGGCGCACCTTCACCGTTACCACCTGTCCAGAAGGTCAAAGCCCCTTTGCTGTTGGCGGTGGTTTGTACCATGTTAATACCAGCGTATGAGTTGCTGGACGTTCCACCAAAAAAGTTTATTCCTGCGTAGCTGAACTGAGTATTGCTAGAGTTTCTAACATCAATGCCGGGTTTGTTTAATGCGCTCCAAAGGTCTGCCGCACCGATTGCAGTGTTGTCTTGCGATCTTATTTGCAAATTTGGATTGGAGTAGACAACCATGTTGTCGCCAATATTTACCTGACCACCTGACGAAATCCGCATACGCTCGGTTGGGGTAGCTGCGCCGTCAGCGGTTGTGCGGAACACAATACGCCCCGGCATGTCGTTAACACCCGGCGTCCCGTCAATTTCTACATCCCAGCGTGCAGCGGTGGAAGATAAGTCGGTGCCATCGGCTGCGGTGAACAAAAACGAAGCAACTTGATCGTCATCAGATACAATACCGTAAGTCCCTGCGGATGCTCCGCGTGATTTTGTCATCCAAAAGCTAGGTCCAGCGGAGCTTGAAATAAATCGGCTAATGGAAAGAGCGGAGTTTCGGTAGTCTGACTCCCCAACGACTTGCAGGCGCATCGCTGCGTAACTTGCATCGCTGTTTTCGTGACCCAAAATAACCCGTTGCGACGAGTTAATCCGCATGGCCTCGACCATCGAGCCGCCGCTGTCTTTAGTTTGAAAAGCGATTTGGCCTTCGTAGATGTTAGCCCCCGTGTAACCCTGAATATTGGCTACTTCATAGCCCGAAGAGTTGGTGTTGCGCCAAGCAATTCGACGCATTGTAGAATTACCGCCGCTCGAACTTTGGAGGTCAATGTTTCCACCTACGGATACCTCTTGGGTCGGAGATTGAGAGCCTAATCCGATTAGACCAGAAGACGTAATCCGCATACGCTCGGTTGAGGAAGATGCACCGTCTGCGGTTGTCCAGAAAGTTAAACGACCCGGCATGTCGTTAGCGCCGGGAGTGCCGTCAACCTGTGCCGCAATCATTGCTCCTGACGTATTTGTATCTAACCCATCAGCACCAGCGAATTGTAAACTGCCGAAATAGTCATCGTCTTGAACTATGGCACTAGAGCCGACTGTTGTACCTCTGGTTTTAGCGAAAAAAGCAACGGGACCAGCAACACTGTCAGCGTTCATTGTTATTTGAGATGCTGACTTTCCTGCCGTGCTTTCAATCTGTAGTAGTGAACTGCCGCCATTGTTTACAATGCCTCGAATAGCATCCGTACCTATTAGCAAGCGTCTTCCTGTATCAATAAGCATCGCAAAGTTATCACGCGCAGTATGGAAGCGTAGGTCCATATTTGCACCAGACGCAGCCCGTGTACCAATGATACGAGAACCAATAGCGGAGTTATCGCCACTAACAACAAAATCAATTGATGCGCCTTCACTGCTATCGGTTGAAGAAACATTTGCTTGCAGTTTAATTAATGGGATGATCGCGCCTGTGCTTGCTGAATAAATGTGCAAAGGTGTGTCTGCATCCCGCGCACCACCGATACCCACGAAGCCACCATTCGTAATCCGCATACGCTCGGTTGCAGAGGATGCGCCATCGGCAGTAGTGTGGAACTCAAGACGTCCGGGCATATCATTCGCACCCGGAGTTCCGTCAACATCTGCAATAATTAAAGCCGCTTGCGTTTGTAGATCAGTGCCATCGTCCGCTGCAAATCGTATTGCACCAATATTATCGTTGTCTTGAACGACTGTGCCGGGTGTACCAACTGTAGCTGATCTTGAAGAGCCAAACGCGATAGTTGCGCCACCCGCGTTGTTCCCGTAGGCATCAAAAACTGTGTTCAAAATGGTTTTGTTTTGGGAAACTTGTAATTTTGCTGACGCGCTAGACCCTACAGGCGTAGCAGATGTTTTTCCAATCAAAACCCGCTGCGCCGAGTCGATGATCATAGCCGTGCCAGACCCACCTGTGCGGAAAGACATATCATCGTTGTCAAAGTCGTAGGCCATAAACCCACGATTGCTTCCTGCGGTAGTACGGAAGGTAACTTCTGAAGTTCCAGTATTCGTGTCGTTAGTTAAATGAATTTTTGCGGGGTCATCTTTTATTGTCAAAGTGCCTGACGGACTTGTTGTCCCCACGCCCACCCGATCATTCGCGCTATCGACGTACAGCGTGTCGGTGTCTACGGTTAAGTCGCCAGCAATCGTAACATCATCAGGCAAACCAACGGTGAGCGTCTGACCAGAGGCAGATGTCTCAATCTCGTTAGTCGTACCCGCAATCGTAAAGGTCTGACTATCCAGATCAACGGCACCCGTGCCGCTATCACCGCCAAAGTCCAAATCTTGCGCGGTTACTTGGCTATCCACATACGCCTTGATCGACTGTTGTGTGGCCAGACCCGCAGGATCGTCGGAGGACATGTTGTCCTCATCCAAGATCGAAGTGACCGTAACTGTGCCCGCGATATTAAGGCTTGTGTTGGCTGTCGCTGTAGTAACCGTAGCCGCTGCAGGGGTCGCCCCACCAATAACTACGCCATCCGCTGTGCCGCCATTAATGTCGGCTGTTGTAAGAACTGCAGACGCTACTGTGACTACACCTGTACTATCCGCAATAGAACCTGCCGCTGTGCCATCGTTCGCTTTGATGTTTGTTACTTCTAAGTTCGTTGCGTTGACGCCATCATCCTTGAGTAACACGCTGTCAATCGTAACACCGGAGCCTGCTGTAGTCTCGTCGATGGTGTTTGTAGTAATCTTCTGGCCATTATCGACGATGATGTCGTTGGCACCGGACGTATTACCGTTAGCAAGAACCTCGGATAACTCATTATTAGCGCCCACCTGCGCATCCACATAGGCTTTAATTGACTGCTGTGTAGCCAAAGATGTAGCACTGTCAGAGGCCATATTATCCTCGTCAAGGACCGCTGTAACTGTTGTGCTAGTACCCAACTGCAGAGATGTGGTATGTGTGAGCGCCTCAACGACATTTGTGCCATCACAGAACAAAAACGTAGTGCGTCCATCAGGGACAAGGATGCCCGTGCCACCAGAAGTTTTTACTGTAATGTTCTGCCCAGCCGCGTTTTTCACGATATAGATTTTAGACGCCGTAGGACATACAACTGTACCTGCGCCAGACAACGCTGTACCCGTATCGGTAAGCTCCAACATAGCACAACGTGATTCTGAAGTTGTACCGTTGGCGCTAGTGAGTGTGTGTGCGTTTGTGGTCCACGTATCAATAACCGCACGTCCCGCGATAGCCTGTTCAACCATCGACGTGATATTGTCGTTAACCACGTCACCCCATGTGCCGCTAAGTTCACCCTGAACTGGCAGAGCAAGTTTAAGTATCGGTGAGTATTGCGTTGTCATGTTTCAGTCCTCATGCGGCTATGTCTTGCCAGTTTGGAGTTTGTGTTTCAGATACGGTCCCCCACGAAGGAGATTGCGTACTGGCGATAGGTGTCCAATTAGGTGTTTGGTTGTCATCGACCTCGCCCCATACGTTGGCGAAACCAATAATTCCCGTAGCTGCAAGCCCTGTAACAGATATATCTGCGTTAGCTGATACGACTACAGTACCAAGTTCTGCGTTCCCTTGCAATCCCGTAACTGAAACTACAATTCCAAGCGCGATAAATACGTCACCTATTTCACCGTCAGCTTCCACGCCTGTGGGTGACACGTTAGCTGTACCAGTCATGGTAACAGTGCCTATAGCACCATCGGCTTCTACGCCCGTAACGGGAATATTAGCCTCGGCGTCTACAGTAGCATCGCCAATCTCACCGCCAGCCTCTACGCCTGTTGGGAAGATGTTAGCCGCCGCAGTAGCAGTAACTGTCCCTAATACGCCGTCAGCTTCTATACCTGTAACAGCTACATTAGCTTCAGCATCTACTGTGGCTGTACCGATTCCACCATCGGCTTCTACACCTGTAACAGCTACATTAGCTTCAGCGTCAATCGTGACTGTACCGATTTCACCATCTGCTTCTACACCCGTAGCAAAGACAGTCATATCTACAGCGACAAATACTGCCCCTATAGCACCATCGGCTTCTACTCCGGTTACTGGTATCTCTGCAGCGGCGCTAACCGTTACTGTGCCTATTGAGCCTACTGCGCGAACAGCTTGAACAAGTACATCCGCCTCGGCGTCAATACCTACAACATTTACGTGTCCATCTGCTTCAACACCTGTGACAGCAACAACTGCCTCTGCGTCAACAGTGACAGACCCAATAGCGCCTTCCGCGGCTACGCCATCAACGTAGACAATAGTTAGGTCGGTGCCCCAAGCCGTTTGGCCCCAAGCACCTGAACCCCAACCTACGTATTCTACAGAAGACGGCATCTAGCCACCTTACGGAGTAGCGATACGTACAATAGCGTTTGTAGCGTCCGCTGTGGGGAACTGAACCTGAAAGTCACCCGCTGTAGAAGTTTTATCTGCGCCGAAATCAAGTACAGCAACCGCTGGATTACTGCCACCAACTTTGTAGATTAGTGCGCCCCGAGCTGTAATTGTAGCGTCGGTCCATGTTGTGTCCGCAAAATCTAAGAACGCTGTAGTGCCTGACGAGGCGGGATTAGCTGAGATGGTAAGCGTATTACCCCCTGCAGTGTATCCTGTACCTGATACTTCATTCGTCGTTGCATACGCTGTTGTAGCCGCGCCTAACGTAGCTGAACTTGTATACAAAGCGATCTTAAAAACCTGTGATGTATCACTGCTAAAATCCATCTCGCCGTCTAATAGAGCGACTTTGAAAGATGTGCACATTGCTTGTGTAATTGCCATTTCTGTCTCCTTAACTTACTGGCACTCGGAACTGCCCCGAGCGATATGCGTCTTCACGTAGTTTGCCGTCACCCAAAGTTTTAAGCAACGCAATAGATTGCAAATACATCTTCTCGTACATTGCAACAATATCTGGCTCACCCTTCATAAATCGTATCGCTTCGATAAGCGCACCGTTAAGTAGAGCAGAATCAAACTCGTCCCCAAGCCATGTATTGTTAGCCACAACGATGGATTGAGGATAATATCCATAATGTAGCTCCATGGCATATGAACTGTCTGGGGTAGGTCCGAGGATAATTGTGTCGTCGTCAAAGTAAGCATAGTGTTTTGGTAACCCCTCTGATGTTGGATTAGGGTACGCTTCTCGCATAAAGTTTACGTCTTTGTTAAGGAGGTAATGATACACACCACTACCATCTACCACCGCAAGGCTGTAGCTGTACAAAAAGTCACTTGGGGAAGACAAGTAGTTATTACTTGCTGTCACTGTACCTGTAACATTCTTACGCAGCGCAGGTATCTGCACTGTGTTGTATATCTTCTGTTCAGCCTGCTGTGTGAACATAGCGAGCTGGTCATCTGTAAACGAGTTTTCACAAATGTCTTCGATGTTGGTTTTCAGCTCGGTATAGTTCATAGCTTATGCCATTGGCCCCCGTGCATACAAACCTTTGGTCGCTGCGCCTGTGCCGCGTACCTTGATTTTACCACCCTTTTTGTAAGCCGTTTGCATAGGCTGGCCTGTCTTTTTTGCTTCCTTTGCGGCGGCTTTCTTACCTGCTGCATCGTATCCGAACATCTTATTTCCAACTTTGGGCATAGCGCACCTCCTATGTTATACTTACGGTAACTTGGCCAACCTGACCAGCACCTACTAAATTGTTAGGGGTAAGCCCAAACGGATCATCCCCTCCACCTACAGGGTTCCAACCCCACTGAATACCACGGCTACTTGTATCCCCAGACGGCCCTAAACTCTGATCGGGACGTGGATTGCGTATAGCCTGCGGGTCATCAACAGGAAACTCACCCAACTTCAACTGTGGGTGGTCTGGACTCCAACACTCAGGACAAGCCTTTATATTCGTATCTCGACCTTTCACAAATAGGTTCTTTAGCTCCCGTAGCTTGTACTGGAACCCGCATACATCGCAGAGCGCTAACGCTTTCTTTGCTGATGCAAACCTAGTCGTCATTAGGCAATCCTACCTATTCTAGGCACAAATCGTGCCGCTGTTTTCTCTCGGTCCTCGCCCGCAGCCATTTCGAACTGCTCGTCGTACACAGCTTTTAACATTGGTATACGTTCAGCCAGTTCAGGAACCTTCATAGCAATGTGGTAAGCTAACCCCGCAACAAGACATGGGAAGAAACGGAAGTTCATATCTGCTGTCTGTACCCCAGACCCAGCATCCTGAATACGACGCATACGCCAGTAGTATAGCACGTAATTGTTGTTATCAGGCACAGGCCACACATTTACCTTCGGTGCATCGCGTAAACGTTCGACATAGAGCTGTATGGGACGCCCTTGTGTTAACTTGTTAGGTATAGACGCGTACGTACTTACACTAATCCTGCTTATAGTAAGATCAGATTGTGTCGAGGTGTTACCACTATTAGTACGTATTTGGTGTTCAAGCAAATCAATAGTATCTGCTGGTAGTGTGTACTGTGTGGTGCCCTGCACTAGGTTTATCGTACCAGAATCAATAGTCCACATATTGATGCCACGGTTTTGCCACTCAATCGTCATCAAATTCATGGATCGTCTGGCAGTGCGTAAGTCGTAGCCAGAACGCATCTCGCGGCCCGCACGTTCCCATGCTTCCTCCGCTATCTCGGTGAAGTCCATATCGAACGCTGTGGTGCCTGATGTCGTCATTTCTTACGCCTCTTTAGCGGAGATACCCGTCTGGGCTTACCCGCTGGTTGTCCTAAACGCTTCTTCTGCGCTATACGCTTGCTTTTCTCAGCCTTCGTCATTTCCCCGCTAGTTTTTGGAGTTTTGCTAGAAACTCGTTTAGATGGTCTACAGTACGGTGTACCTCGGCTTTCACCTTTTTTACGACCACACGGCTTACCCGTCTTAACATCTTTCCAGTCCTCCTTGAACCAGCGTTTAAGTGCAGCACCTTTTGCGGTTTTGCGAACAGCCATTACTTGCCCGCCTTCTTCTTTCTACATTTTGCGATGGCCCCACTCGCATACGCGCTTGGGAACACCTTGTACGAAGCCTTTACTTTGTGGTAACACGCATCCTTGACGGTGCCGCCCTTCTTGTAACCTTTGCTACATTTAGAACAGCCACAGCTACCGGATTTGTAATACCTACGCATCAGCGCATCTTACAGACTTTACCGCCACGGGCCATGCCGTAGCCGCGGATTTTACCACCAGACTTCATCTTCTTGACCTTACCGCCAGCCATCATACCGCCTGTAAGACGCTTAAAATCCTCTGGGCTATAGTTTTCTTTTGGGTCGATCCCACGCGTACTACCACTCGGCATACCACCAATAGTCTCAGGTCGTAGTTTAGGACGAGGACTTGTAGCATTCGGACGTTTCATAGGGCGGGGGGAAGTCATAGGTGCAGCAGAACGCTTCTTCGTAGGGCGCTTTTTAGGACGCTTTTTACCGAGTTCATCCATATCTACACTCATTCCAGCTTGATACTTTTTCACTTTACCACCTTTCTTAAATACGCCGCGTCCTTTTAGGACATCAGCTTGTGTTACTTTACCGTCACCTGTCAGGTCAGGCATACCACCTTTTTTATAACCTTTTGCGGGTTTCTTCATAAATTTTTTCGCAACCTCTTTTGATACACCCATATCTGGGTCGTTGTACGCCATCGCCATATACCGGCGTTGTTTCTCAGACTTAGCAGGCATCCTGTCCCCCGTTAGCTGTGTGCGCATTTGGGTACGAGAAATAGCCATCTAACAGTTCCATTTCCGCAAACTCTTGTTAATGCGACTATCAGGATCGTTTGCCGTTTTTGCGCTCGTATTACGTTTTTTCATGCCCTTCATGCGTGCGCAGAAAGACTTCCGCCGATTAGCGGCCTTAGAACCTTTTTTGAGCTTGCTGGGCTTTGTGGTAACAGCAGTCTTTAACTTACTACCGGGATTGGCTTTCCGATAACTAGCGACACCCTTGGCGTTCAAGCCGCCAGACTCGCTTTTACCTTCTTTGCGCTGCCAAGCGGGAGACTTTACTCCCCCACCTTTTTTATAATATGCCCGCATAGCACCCTCCTAGCTATAGAAGAAGGTCATGGCGGTTATATTAGTAGCCGCGGATACATAAACGTCTGAACTACAGCGAATACCATCATCAGGAATGTTAATTGAGTGAGAGTCGGACGCTAGAAAATCAATATCCAGCACTGTAGTGCCTCCGTTACCGTTGGTAACTGTAAGACGCCCCGCACCTGCACCTGTTAAAACTTGTACCTGACGAACTCGCGCTGGGCCTACACCTAACGATCCTGCGCCTGTTACACGTTTGGTTAATACATCAGAAGACATATGTTAGTCCTTCTTCTTTTTAGGACGACCACGCTTCTTGGTAGCAGGTTTATCTTCCCATGCCTCATTTACATCAGGCGTAGAAGGATCGTCTGCTTTAAGCGTACCATCTGTGTTACGGGCACGGACTTTAGATGTCCCCAAACCACGAGCTGCTAGTTCTTCTTCGCTAGGCGGTTGAAACCGATCACTCATGCTTCACCCCCTTACGCTGCTGCGATTGTGGCACCTGTGTCAGAACGCTTCCAGTTTGTTCCGTCAGAGAAAGCCAAGATAGCGGAACCAGCCGCACCGTTTGAAACGAACACAACTGTACCTGCACCTGCAGAAGAAGCTGATGGAGCGTTAGCTACGGTATAAGTTGGAACTTTAATATCACCAACAAAGCCGTTGGTAGAGGTCACTGGACCTGAAAAGGTAGTATTCGCCATGAATATGTCCTCACATGCGAGTTAAGTGAATCTGTCTGCATGTCGTCAGTCGGGCCTGTCAGATTCACGGGATGCTCCCGATAATTAACAATATACCACTACATAACATAATATGTCAACAAAAAGAAAGGGGCCACCGAAGTGACCCCTAACATAGTCTATGTGACCTGCCTTACGCTCCGGGCGAACCGAAGATACCCAGTGGGTCAGATACACCGAAGCTGTAACGCTCACGGGCTTTATAGCGACTGTTGCCTGTATCGAAGTCAGCATCCATCGAAGTCGCCATTGGCGCACGAGTGAAGTGCTTCAGACCGTTTGGTACGTCAGTCATCAAGAACCAAGCATTGGTGTCTGTCAGATAGTGGTTGACCGCATAGCCTTCAGGGATTGACCCGTTGTTGCGTAGTGCGTTCAAATCGTTATCGGCAGTACCGACACGACCTTCTGTCTCTAGGAGACGAGTTGCCACGAACTGCAGTGCTGGTGGGATAATCAACTTACGTGGCTGAGATGCGATAAGCAAACCACGCTCGTCTGTCCAACCCGCGATCTGAATAACTGCTGCTTCAAGCGATGTCTCGTTGAGGTCAGCCGCTACTGCTGGCGTGTTAGAGTTAGTTCCACCAGATACCAATGGGTGGTCGGTAGCACACAAGGATTTACCGTCACCGTATGTGGTGCCTGCGGCAAAGGCGTTGTTAAGAACTGCAGCAGCCTTAACTTGCTTCGTGTACGCCATCGCACGAGCCAGTGCTTTAGTATAACGAGACGACAATGAGTCATACAGGTTATCCTCAATAGCTTCCTCAGTGATTGAGAAACCCATTGCAACTGTTTCGTGTGTGTAGCGTGCAGTCCATGCTTCTTGAGCATTGTCATACTCAATCGCGGAACCTTCACCTTTAACTGGCGCTGCTGAAAAACCGGATAATTTGGTTTCTTCCTCGAATGACCGATCTGACGATTCGGTTTCAAAGATTTCAGCGTGTTCTTCGCCATATTTTGCGTATTCCATTCCGAACAATGCGTTCAGGCCGGGGAGCAGCTCTTTAAGTAGCTGGGCGCGTGAAATAGCCATTAGTTAATCTCCTTATACGCCAGTAGTGTTACTGTACTGGTGACCTGCGTTCCATTTAACGTAAGCCTCAGTGTAACCACCACTTGTGTTTTTGGTTTCTTCAACCAAACCGATGATACGGAACGGCAACGTGTTAGTAGTTGCTGATGTATCAGAAATAGCACCACGCGAGTTACCCGAGGTCGAGTCACCTGTGTTGTCTACGCCTGCTACGTTTGCGCCGATATCGGTTATCGCTAGATCACCAATAGTTGTACCTGAAGAAACAACAGCGGCTTTGAACAGCAGGTCGGTAGCGTCTGCTACGTAAGCCTGAATGTCGCTTGCGACTGTGTTTGCAGGATAAGATTGGCTGTATAATTCATAACCCAAGTTTGGATCAGTGTATTTACAACCCATGAAAACACCAACAGGTGTCATTGCAGCATCGAACGGGTCACGTTCAACAGTGCCTCCGGTAACCACTTTAACGGCATCACCAAAGAAGATGCTAGTGTCATAACCACTGGCAATACTCATTTGACGATAGACGCCCCCAACAAAGGGAGTGCCGCTTAGTAGTTTTACCGGAACCAGACCGTAAGGTCCGCTAACAGAAGGATAAGCCATCTAAAGCTCCTAAGATTAAGTTCCTTTACCGAAAGTAACCTTCGTCTTCCGTTCATTAAACAACGGCATACGAGGATCATTTTCTCTCATAAGGTTGTTGTCAACAGAGTTCATCTGAGCTTGTGCCTGTTCGTTATAGTAGGCGTTCCGCTCTTCGACCATCTCTTTCGGAGCCTTACACAACATCAAACCACCAATAACCACATTGTCCTTGAAGCGCTCTTGCTCAATCGCAACAATGGTAATTTCTGGATGATCCGATGCCTTTACAGGCTCCCAACCTTCACGAAGTTTTGAAGAAACGTTTGTGGCATCGACCTGACCCTGTGTACTTACGCGTACCCAGTGAAAATCATAGCCCGGCTCGGGATTGGGAGAGGGTAATACCTCGGGGCGCGTCCAAGCCTTCTTACGAACTGTACGTTCGCGGGTTTCTAATTCACGGTTAATCCGATTCTCAGCCATTTTGTTTCCTCATATCTAATGCAACCTGTTTGGCGTATTGTTGAGGCGTTAACCCCAACCTCTTAGCGAGCTGAACTTGGGTCTTGGTCAGTGTTACCTTTTTAGGGGCTGTGCTCCGCGTTGCGGGTGCCACTACCTGTGTCTTTCGCTTCGGTTCAGCATCCTCGAAATTATCGGGGAATACTTGGCGCATACGAGCATCTATCGTCTCGTAGTATTCATCACTTTGCGGGCTTACGCCCTGTTTGACAAGTTTACTGTGCAACCCCAGCGCTAAACTCGTCATCTCATCGTCGTTCCCAAACCACGAATTGGCTTTCTGCCAGTCTGCGGCCCGTTCATCGACTTGTACTGCCGGGGCGGGTTCTGGTTCTGGTTGTACAGGAGTTTGTTCCTCCTGTAAAGCAGGTAATTTGAAGTTTGCTAACCTATCAGCCTTTAACTTAGCAGATGTTAACTTTTCTTGTGCTTCAAGCACAGCCTCTGAATCACCAGACTCATACGCTTCTTTGTATGACCGTTTGGCGGCTTCAGTTTCTATAGCTGCGTTTTTCTTAGCCTGCTCAAGCAACGCCGTCTGGTTCTTGTTGACGTTACCTTTTAGCTTCTTATTTTCTTCCATAAGCTGCTGAGTAACGCGTTCAAGTTCTTGGCGTTCACGTAAAGCCTCTTCTTTGGCCCTGCGCTCATCATGGTAACCCTTGGTAAAATGCTTGATGCGTTTTTGAACTTGGTCGGAATACTTCTCAAGTTCCTCATCAGTAACATCTTCAGGTGGCTCGGATGGCTTACGATTGCGGTCAGCCTTCGGCGTGTCGTCAACAACCTCAATTTCAAGGTCGTCGTCATCACTATCCTTTTTGCTTTCCGGTTTATCCGCTGGTGCCTCATCTGCTGCAAAATCTTCTGCAGTTTTCTTCCCAGTGATGTCAATTTCAACTGCGCTAGTTTCTTCGATAGCCATTTTGTTGTCATCGTCATCCTCGGGAAATTCAAATTCTACTTTTTGAAATGCCATATCTACGCCCTCTGTATGCCCGTTGGATCAGCTACAACAGCCTCAATAGAGTCGTCGTTCATTAGCCGATATTCTATACCACCAATAGTAAACCGTGTGCCCGAGTTCATACGGAACATCACAAAGTCACCTTCTTTACACCAAGGTCCATCAGGAAAACGGTCTTTGTCAGCGTATGCGCCTGACCCCATATCCACGACAAGGCCAATAATAGACATAATGTGGTCTTGGGTTTTGGCGGTATCTGTTTTAATAATAGAAGTCCCCGATATGGTTTCTTCTGGTTGCGGTAGTGCTACGAGTACGCGGTAGCCTACGGGTTTTGGGAGTTGTAACTCCAATTCAGCATCGCTGATTTTAACTGCTGCTTCAGTCATCATCGTCTTCCATATAGTTTTTCGCAAGGTCTTCAATGTAAGATTTGGTGGCTTCGAGACCCCGAATTAAGCCAACAACTTCCCTATAGTTTGCATAGTCTTTAGGTGACCCTGCGTGTAGGAAACTCTGTGCAGACGATATATCGCCGTTGATTCTATCTTTCAGCACGTCAAAGACGGTTTTTGCCATGGTATATTATGACTCCTTTTTAGGTTTCTGTGCGGACTGTAGCATCCGTGCAGCTTCAAGGCTCATCTTGTTACGCTCGGCACGCGTGGCCTGTTCTAACTTGACGCCCTTTTCTTCTGCTTCTATCGCAACCTCGGCCTGTTCGATCTTGACACGTTCTGCCTCTAACATGGCGGACGTAGCATCCTTGGCCTTCTGTAGGTCGAGTTTTTCTTTCTGCAAGGCGCTATCCGCCTGATCTTTAGCCATCTTACGCTGCTGCTCTTGTTGCTTGACCTGCAGTTCTGCCTGCTTCATCTGTATGATTGGGTCTTGCTGTTGCTGTTGAGCCTTCTGCTGCGCTGCTTGCTGCTGATTTGCCTGTGTAAGCTGCTTGCCTGCGTCCGCAACCAGACGTGACAGTTGTACTTCCATATCTTCTGGCAGCTCCTCGTTCGGAGCGGGTAGAGGTGCACCCAGCTTCTCTTCGATCTTTTGTCTGTAAGAGAACCCGAGGTGTTCGGCAATATGGGCCTGCAGAGACGCCATAATCTGTTTTGCCTGTGGGTTTTGCCCGATCATCTGTGCCATCATCGGGTCTTGCATAAACGATGTGTGCGTAGCGATATGCGCTTCGTGGTCTTGATAGATAAATGCCTTCATCGGTTTGCCGACCAACGCGTCCATGTTCTCGCTGATAGGGTCTGTAGGCTTCGCATCGTCCTTCGTAGGCACCAGCTTATCTGCGTTCTTGACCCCTAGCACCTCGATCATCTGCCTGTGTAGCTGTGGCAGGTCATATATCTGTGGTGCCTGCTGTGCCATCTGTAGGACAGCTTGATACTGTACAACCCGCTGTGCCATCGTAGAGCTGTTAGGATCGCTCACAGGGATCACATCGACCATCATGTAGTCTGCCTGCTTGGCGGACACTTCGCCTCTCACGGGCACGTATGTGTACTCTGCGGGCGCATATTCAGCCATGATGGCCTTGAGGAGCTTGAACTCCTGCTTCATCGCATAATGTACACGCGCTTGTACCGCAGCCATGGGCTTCAGGGTACGTTCTAACAGGGCCAGTGTGGTCCCAACGGGGGCGTTAGCCGACATGTCCGAGATGTTCATGTCACTAATAGCGCCTAGCCTACGTCCTTCTGTTGTGATTTGATTCAAGAGGGCGAGAAGGGTCTGGCTAGGTTCCTTGTACGGGAGAGGCATGATGTTATCACGGATGCTACCAGACGGTACGTCTACATCCTTAAACTCACCCGGTTCTATCGGTGTATCGTCTCCCTTGATACGTAACCCACGCGACTTCAGCCCACCGGGGAGATTCGATAGGGTGCCCGCGTCAACGAGCTGTCGTATCAAGGAAGTTCCTGCTTTGGCGTAGCCGCCAATAATATGTATGAGGCCAAGCCCATAAAACCCAAACCCCGGCACGTACACGTAATGGACGAAGTGCTGACGCTTGAGGGTTAAGGGGTCACCCTCCTCGTAGTTCCTACGGACCGCCAGCACTTCGCCGCTTCCACGCTCAATCGTGACGACATAGGGTCGAGCAATCCCGTCGTCATCGTCTATACCTTCGATCAAAAGGTCAGCGTGGATTTCATAGATAGCGTAGCGGTCATCATTGGTTAGCGAATAACCACCTTCTTCCGCTTTCTTTTCTTCTATGTCAGTGTGAAATGCTTCGGGGTCACCAAGGTCTACGTCCCTGTAGAACCCACCAGCCTGTAGTTTCTTCAAATCGTTCTTTGTCTTACGCATGATGTGCGTAACACGTTCTGCAGACTCAATGTTTGACGCACCATACGGTACGATGACATCCTCTGCAGATATGTATATAGCCGCCTGACGGCCCATATTAGGGTCAAAGTAGACCTTCTTGAACGCCGACCCAGCCAATCCAAGGCTATACAGCATCCGTTCATGTTCGGGGCGATATTCTACCATACGCTCCGTCAATTCGTAATTCATGTCCGCCTTCACGCGTGACGCGGCTTCTTCCTTCTCCTTGGTTTCTTCCCCAAGGATTTTTGTCTTTACTGGTCCCGCAGCGGGGAACGTTTCAGACATTGTTTCTGCTTGGAACCGTATCGCGGCCTCGGCAAGCACGGTAGAGAACACGCCACACGCGCCTTCCCATGGGTCTGTGCGTTCCTCATACTTGAAGCCCAGCACATCCAGACCCTTGACGAACGTATCCGCCCAGTCTTTGCGGCTATCTATATCGGACTGCACCTGCCCCATGAGGTCATCAGACAAGGACGACAGGTCGCTATCTTCCATAATCTCGGCTAGGTTGGCACCGAACTCGGTAAAATCTGCTTCTGTACCGGGGATTATGGTTATCTCCATACCCCCATCGGATAGGGTTACAGCCTCTGGGTCAATAATTTCAATCTCCAGTTCGGGGACTTCCATTTCTTCCATATCTGTAAGTTCTTCATCCATCCCGAGCGGGGCAGAGAATATTCCTTTTTCAATAGCCATAGCTTACCTCTTAATAATATCCGCCGCTGCGCTGTTTCCAGTATCGGGGTTCTTCTGGTTCGTCCGTGGGTAGTCGGATAAAGCCACCTTGCCTGAACCGCATCAGAGCCATAACCGTCGAATCCACGAGGTCATCATTACTCATAAACGGGAATCCTGCAATCTCTTCCACTACTTCTTCTGCCCACCGTGTCTGTGGCACCCACACAAGCTCGGACGCAATTATGTCCGCTACAGAGTTGAGGCGTGCCGTCTTATCCCCTGACCCCCTGTGGGGGGTATACTCCGATATGGGTAGACCCATACGCCGCATTTCTTGGTACAGGGCTACGCCAGAGCTTTTCTTCTCAACTATGAACGAATCTGGCTCCCAGTCCATGTATTCTTCCATAGCAAGCTGTTTAAGCTCTGGGAACTCCATACGCTGTTTTATGCTATTTAACAATATAATATTGTACGCGTTGGTTTCCTCGTTCAAGAAAACACCCCATGTGGTAAGCGCTGTATAGTCTGCACGGTTGTGCTTCTCGGCTGCGGCATCAAGCGACATTATAATATATTCACAGGGTGGCGGCTGGTCGTGTGTCCATTCCTGCCACCACTCACGCTTGACGATAGCGGCTTCTTCTGCGGTAGGCTGCTGCTGGTACTGCGCGTTCCACTGGAACGTAGGCATCGACGCCTTGGTGCGTAGCAGCGCCTCTAAATCGAAGAACTCAGGCCACAGAGGTTTTTGTACTTCCTTCTTCGTCTTTTTGTTGAATGTGTCTAAGATCGCGGGAAACTCGACTACCTCGTATTGGTCTGACCGTTCGTTCTGCACCATGTCCCGCACAACGCGTCCTGTCAGGTCATCCATGTGCCAACGCGTCTGGATTATTGCAACCCTACCGCCCGGCATAAGGCGAGTACGGGCACCGAAGGTGAACCACTCATAGGCTTTCTCGAACACCTCGAAGTTTCCGTTAATAACGTCCTGCTCAGAGTGAGGGTCATCAACAAGCAGAAGATCAGCACCACGACCAGCCAATGCTGACCCAATACCACACGCATAATATTCACCTCCTACGTTTGTGTTCCACCGTCCTGCTGACTTACTATCCTGTGCTAGTTGCACGGTAGGAAATATGGAACGGTACTGATCTGTAGCAATCAGGTTACGCACTTTACGCCCAAAATCCACCGCGAGGTCCGTGGTATGGGACACCATCATCACCTTTTTGCCGGGATTTCGCCCTAAAAACCACGCTGGGTAGAAGATCGAAACAAGCTGAGATTTGCCGTGTCTGGGGGGTATATTCACGCAAACCCGGTCCTTATCGCCCTTCTCAATACCCATTAACATGTTAGCCAGTATACGGTGATGCTTACCAACTATGAAATCAGGCATCATCAACTTGCAAAACTCTATCAGATCGTCATACGCAGCCTTATTTGCCGTCCGATTGTGCAGCTCATCCACCATCCGGTCGATTTCTGCCACCTCTTCGTCACTAAACGTGTCCAGATTGGCCAACATGACCTCGATATCGGCCTCGTCAAAGTCCAAAGCCTCAGTCATCGTCGTCAAACCCAAATTCTTCGTCTGTATCCAGCAGTTGAGCCTCTATAACCGTGGCATCTTCTACTTCTGGTTGTGGATTTACCAGTTTTGCAAGTTTACCGCGTAGTTTTTCCTTGATGTCATCGGTTGTTTGGTGGGTAATCGTGACTTCGGACTTCTCAGTAAACAATCCTACGTCTGATATCTTACCAAGAAGCTCCAATGCACGCATACGTACCCGTGGATCAGGGTTTTCGCTCTCAATGATGAGCTTATTAGTCACCAGATTGCGCAGTTGCTTGGAAGATTCTACTACAGAATGATTAAATTCGTCTATGATGTTGCTTGTTAGGCGCACAGAAGCAGGTGTTAGGGCCGCTGCACGTTTATGCGTCACCTTCTTAGATGTTTTGTCGGGGTCTTGGGCGTATGCAGTAGCTAATGTAGCAGCTACTTCCTTATCTACCTCGTCGGGTTCAAGGTCCGCACCATGTTTTTCGAGTTCGTCAACGGTTTTACCCAGTGCATCGGCACGCTCTGGTAGAGGTATGTGCTTCACCTCATCTTCTAGGGGAACCCCTAGCTCTGGAATAGCATTCATTGTCATAGTACGTCGCAGGTTGGTAACCGATAACGTAATAATAGGGTACAAAAAATTTTTTGACAAGGGTTTTGAAAAAGAGGTGGGGGGTGTCCTGTGTGGGGCAAACGTAAAAGTTGGTCCATATTTGAGCGTATTAGTATTATACAGGATAGCGCGGAGTCCCACATGACAGCGCGGTGGGTGGGGTAGGTGTACCCTCGACAGATTAGGATTTTCGGGCATCTGCCCGAATTATCTTTTAGTGATATCTAATGTGATTTGATTGCTTTTAGTGGGTAAACCTATTGCGTAACATGTTATGACATGGCATAAATGTTTCATCGGGACAGCAAGACACTGGGTCAAGCGCCGATTTATTTGGAGTAAATCAAATGACAATTTCTAAACTTGTAAACGAACTGACTAACACTGGCGCAAAAATGGGCGTCGAAAATATCTCTGCTCTTGAGGCGGGCGGCATGAAAGCGGCGCATACTGCCGAGGGCAAATTGGCGGCAACATACGCGGCCATGTATGCCTCTGGCATACGCCCGACAGATTACCTGTCGCACAAGAACAGAGAGAGCACCGCGACAGCGGAGGCATACGCGGAGCGCGGCAATATCGCGGCCATGATATGTTACACTAAAACGGAGCGCGCTCAACTGTCGGCCAAACTTCCAAAGGATGCGACAGCGGAGGAAAAGGCGGAGCGCAAGCAATTGCAAGATCGCAAGACCGAATTGCTCAAGACCATACGCCGCGGCCTTATCACACAAGATAAGATCAGCAACCCAGAGGCGTATGCGACAGGCGCGGCGGATCGTAAAGAGGCCATCGAAAAACTTGGCATCGCCATCGACACCGCAGAAAAGATCATGCAGGGCGAGGGATTGCCTGAGTGGTTTGACGCGCCAGAGGCGGTTGCAGTAATCAAAGCATTCCGCAATAAATACCGCGTACCAACAAAACAAACTGTCGATATCGACAGCATCATCTAACAGACTATCGGGTCGGCCTTCGGGTCGGCCCTTTTTTTGTGCCTAAATTTCCCCCATGTTTTCGGGCATCTGCCCGAAAGATTGATACCAGTATCCTGAGTAGCGCCACGCATTACGTGTTGCGTATTGATACGGCATGTGATACCTTGGCATTGGCTCATACCATAATGCCTGTACTGGCCCGCTTCGGCGGGTCTTTTTTTATTCGGGCATCTGCCCGAAAGATATGATACCAGTATCCTGAGTAGCTCTGCGCCTAACACGTTTTACCCTTGTACCACCAACACTGCGCATAAGATGTCACCAGATGGTATTTCGGGCAACTGCCCGAAACTTGTGATACCAGTATCTTGAGTAGCGCCACGCGCCTAAGTCATTGAAAACAAAGGAATGTATCATTTGTACCACTCGTGTACCACTGCAAATGGGGTCTAAGTCATTGATTTCAAAGCAATGTAGCGTTTGTACCACTTTTATAAGTATATATATCTTCTTTTTATTGAAGGGTAAGAGAAGGGGCTTCTGGCCTAAAAACCCCATCACAAATCTAGGTATATCGTTATGGTACAAACGTAACATTGCTACATTCGTTTAATATCAACCACTTACAGACCACCATGGTGGTACATGATGGTACATACAACCTTACGCAACCTTACACCACCAAACCACAAAACTTGACACAGCCTGATACTTATGCTATACTGGTTATAAGTTAGGAGTAACCCTAGCCCAACCAAGCAAAATTCAAATCAACTTTCGGGCAACTGCCCGAAACACATGGAGGAACTAAAATGTCAAAGACCGTAACTGCACAAGGCTTCGCATGGTGTGGCAAGACACGCACCCATTCACTGCTCGTAACCTTTGAAGCGCGTAACCGCGTGGAGGCTGAAAACTGGATGAAGTACCAGAGCCGTTGGATGAAAGACTTGCGCATCGTACGCAACAACGACCAGTCTATTCTGGACGATCTGTTAGCATCTTATGGGGAGGCAGCGTAATGGCGCGTAAACATTATACCCCCGAATGTGTTGGCTGCGGTGAAGTGTTCAGTGTTCGCCGTGCACGTCTTGGCTACAATGTGTGTCTGGAGTGTGGCGACTACCAAGCCACAAAGCAACGCGCAAGTTGGTGCGTAGTACCGCTTCCCAAGCAAGGCTACACCCGCGTCACCAAAAAGGACGAGTTACTTAGCCTTAACCAGAAAACACGTTAGCGTGTGATCTACCATCAAACTGTATTACTTGACACAACTCGATACTTGTGTTATATTAGGTGTACGAGCAATACCAAGAACACCTTAACAAACTTTCGGGCAACTGCCCGAAACTCAAATGGAGAAAGACAATGAACATGGATTATGAGATTAACAACCAATTACTGCAAGACGCAGAAACGGCGGCGAAGGATTATTGGGATGTAGATAAGGGCACGTTACGTGACTGCATCACCCAAGCACCGTCAATCAGTTCAGCGGCAATGATCGTGGACTTCAACGCATCCGTCTGGACTGCGCGTAAGAAAGACCGCAAGGCATCGGATGATATCACTGACATGAACTATGCCGCCAAGGGTGTAGCCAATGTGTCTAAGAACCTACTGGGTGACTGCGAGGAATTACGCGCCGTCCAGAAGTTCGCAGGTAACGTGCGTAACATACACTACAGCATGACAATGCCATGGTCTGACAACGGCTCCCGACTGCTGACCACGCAGCAATACTTCAAGTACAACGAAGTGATGACCGACCTGCAACAAGAGTTCGAGCGGTTGGTGGACGAGTTCTTGACTGTGTACGAGTGGAAGATCATGGACGCGCAAGCCAAGCTAGGTGCTATGTTTCACCGTGACGAGTATCCCACGCGTGACAGTCTGCGTGACAAGTTCGGGTTCCGTGTGTCCTACGTGCCCTTGCCTGATAGTGGCGACTTTCGGATTGACATTGGCAACGAGGCTATGGTCACACTGCAAACCCAATATGAAACACACTACACGCAAGCCATCAAGACCGCGATGAATGACATATGGCACAAGCTGCATGACAATCTGACCACGCTTGCGCGACAACTCGACGTGAACGAGGAAGGCAAGGGCAACCGCCTGTATGACAGTGTGTTTGACCGAGCTATCGAGCTGACCGAGATGTTGGGTACGTGTAACGTAACAGGTGATAGTCAGATGGAAGCCATGAAGCGACAACTGGAACAGGCGTTTCATGTGTCGGGTGAACGCAGCTTGAACCTCGACCAGATCAAGAACAGCCCGTCATTGCGTGAAGAAACACGTAACAAAGTCACCGCAGCTATCGCTGCTCTACCAAGTCTGGACATGTAATGTTTGGTGATTGGCAAGACTGGATCATTGGGGCAGCTACCGTTGCCCTGATATTACTATGGATTTTATCCGTATCATTAAATTGGATTTAACATTCGGGCAGGTGCCCGAAAACATGGAGAAGAACAAATGAACAATGCACAACAAATGTACGCCCTCGACCTAGATCAGTGTGTAACCGCGATCAAAGCAGTGGGTAAGCTACGCACCATCCTCATGGAAGGTGACATGGGTAACGGTAAATCATCAACCATACACACACTAGCAGATGACCTGCCCGATCACACGCCCTGCTACTTTGACTGCACCACCAAAGACATCGGTGACTTGAACCTGCCCAACATGGCGGTGATGAACGAGCAAGGCTATGTGACCTTTGTGCCCAACGAAGAATTGGGTGCGCATCTGGGTAAGCCGATCATCCTTATGATTGACGAGCTAGGCAAGGCCAACCCTGCTGTTAAGAACGCACTGCTACGCGTCATGCAAGAACGTACGGTGGGTAGCATCAAGCTGCATCCTGACAGTATTGTGTACGCGACGACCAACAAAGGGTCCGAGGGTGTGGGTGACATGTTACCACCACATGCACGTAACCGTGTGTCCGTGGTACAGGTGCGTAAGACTGACCATATGAACTGGATCGAATGGGGTATCAACAACGGTATCGACCACAGCTTGCTTGGTTGGGTCAAAGACAACCCGCAACTCATGGCATCATTCGAGGAAGTCAAAGACCCTGATGAGAACCCGTACATCTTCCATCCCAAGCAACAGCGCAAAGCGTTTGTAACTCCTCGTACGTTACACGCTGCGTCTGACATATTACACCAACGTCATGCGTTCGATGACCAGACGCTAACGGCTCTGCTGATGGGTACTATCGGTGACCGTGGTGCTATGGACCTGATGGCGTTCGTCAAACTGGCTGACCAACTGCCAAGCCTACAGTCTATCAAGGACACGCCAAGTACGGCCAAGGTGCCTGACAGTGCCGCAGGTATTTGTATGGTTGTGTATCGTACACTCGCGTCTATCGAAGCTGACTGGCTTAACGCGTGGATGGACTACATGCCACGTTTGGACGTGGAGGCACAGGGTATGTTCGCCAACGGTGTACGTGCACCCAAGTACAGTAAGCAGTCAATGGTGATGAAGAACAAGAAGTTCACCGCATGGGCAATGCAGAACAACTACATGTTCGCAGCAGACAAACGATAATTCGGGCAGGTGCCCGAAAGGAGAATGACAATGTTAGCAATAGGTAAACAACTAACGGAAGAACAACGGCTATCCAAAGCAGTCGTTGATATCATGCCGCGCATCCCTGAGATATCGGGGTTGCTGATGATCGGTGAACGTAAGATTGACGAGACGGTGCCAACAGCCTGTACCAACGGACGTGACGAGTGGTACGGTAGGGCGTTCGTGGCTGCACATAACGATGCAGAGTTACGGTTCGTCGTGATACACGAGGTATTCCACAAGATGTATCGTCACTTGGTAACGTGGGCGCATCTGTGGAAGATATGTCCGCGCACTGCCAACATCGCAATGGACTACGATATCAATGGCAAGATCATTGACGAGTACGGCCAAGATGGTTGGGTCACGATGCCCAAGGGTGGATGCTATGATCCTAAGTACAAGGGTTGGGGTACGGCTAAAATCTTCTGGGATATCTATGATCCTGATGCAGCCAACGATCAGCCGCAAGGTGGTAAGCCTGACGATGGACATCCTCAAGGGTTCGACGATCACGATTGGGAAGGTGCACAAGACATGACACCCGACGAGCAGCGTGAGATACAACGCGAGGTGGACGAGGCCATACGTCAAGGCTCACTTGTTGCAGGTAAGATGGGCAGCGGTGGCAGTCGTGACATGGAAGAATTGCTGAAGCCCAAGGTGGATTGGCGCGAGGTGTTGCGTGAGTTTGTGCAAACAACCTGTGCAGGTAGCGATTACTCGACGTGGAAGAAACCTAACAGGCGTTACGTGGGAGCTGGTATCTACATGCCAAGCGGTATCTCAGAACAAGTTGAGTGCATCGCAGAACACAACGACATGTCTGGTTCCATCGGCAAGCGTGAACAGCAGATAATGATTAGTGAGTTGGTTGGTATCTGTGAAGCGGTCAAGCCTGACGAGTTACACGTAAGCTATTGGGATACGAAAGTCTGTGGGTACGAGAAGTATACCAACGACGAACTGGATACCGTAGCGGCCAAGACGAACCCTGTGGGTGGTGGCGGCACTGATGTAACCTGTGTGCCTGAGTACATGAGTGCGAACGGTATCAAGCCGCAAGCGTCTGTCGTGTTTACAGATGGCTACCTCTACGGTGGTTGGGGTACGTGGGATCATCCTGTGCTGTGGGTGATCGTGGATAACAAGAACGCCAAGCCCGATCACGGTGTGACGGTGCATGTACAATCGGAGGATTTATGATGGGTAACATGTTTGTAGATAATCCGTTTATCGCATGTCCTGAGTGTGACGGTACAGGTGAACAGACGCGTGAACGTGCTGTGCCTATGAGTTTCACAAATCCGTACGGGTACTTGGAAGAATACCAAGTGGAGTGCGACAACTGCCGTGGGTTAGGGGAGATAGAACGTGACGAATGAAGAGCGTACGTCCGATGTTCTACCTAACACGTTAGAGGCAGAGCTGAAGGCTATGGGCATCATGTCCGTAGAACCCGAAGAACCAGAGCCGAAGGTGGTGCGTGACTTCACCTTCAAAATGCCAACCTTTGATGAAAATGGAGAACCAGACTTTTGATAGAATATTTTACTATCCTCATCCTAACTTACACGGTGGGTGAGTACGATCTGCAATCTAGGATCGTGTTTCCGAGTGCCAAGTTATGTGGTGATGCGCTACCTGCGTATTATGAACCAATCTATGCGTTTGACAAAAACAGCATGGCTCAATGCGAACGGACAGATGAAATGTCCAAAACAATAAGGCCAAAACTAAGGCCACAAACTGGAGAATGACCGTCATGGTTACACCAAATTTTGCCCCCAAGAGCAACAAGTCTTGGACAAGTAAAGAGTTGGAACAGCTTATCTCTTTGAAGCTCGAAGGTTATACCTACAAGGATATTGCCGACCATTTAGGACGCACCGAGAAGGCGGTGCAAGTGAAGATGTCCAAGTGGAACAATAGCATGGCACAAACGTCAAAACGTGCTACTGCGTTGGCAAACGAAGAGCCATTCGATATCGCTGCGCTTGTTGATGATAAACCCGTACGGGCCAAACCAAAGTATTACTTACGTCATGTTACGTTTGAGACAAAGGAACAGGCCAAGGCGATGGGCGCACGTTGGGATGGTATGTGTTGGTTCATTCCCGATACCGTGACAGGTGACGCGCGTAAAGCGTTGACCACGGAGTATGGTCCTGTGTTCTACGGCAATCACTCGCGTAAGGGTAAGGGCCAATGGGATGCGTTCACCCCTGCCGAGTTGGATGACACCAAAGCAAAAGTGCAGTCCGAACCTGACCCGGGCAGACCTCACGTACAGGCCAAGTCAAAACCTGTTACACAGAAGAAGGTACAGCCCGTCGCTGAATCAAAGCGTACCGATCCCAAGGTTACCACTGCTGTCGATACAAACGTGTTTACTATCCGTATACCCAAGCGTCTTGTCTGGGGGGTACTGGTATCTGCGTTGGTAGTCGCTGCGTGGTACGTGGGCAAATCATTCTAATTCGGGCAACTGCCCGAAATCAAACGGGGTGGCGTGGTGTCACCCCACAACAAATGGAGAAATACAATGGCCTTATATTGGCAAAACAGACACCTAATGTCCTTTGATAAAGTGGCGGCAACATACGATGCTATCAAACCGCTGCGTGGTAAACTCAGTGATGCTAACGTACGTCCTCTTGGTGACCGTGCGCGTAAGTGGGAGCGGATCAAAAAGATCAACAACAACTGCTACGTGCTGACAGACGGGTATCACACTGGTGATGATGTGTTTAAGAGTTGGGGTTACAACCATAAAACAGGTAAACCAACCGAAGCAGAAATGATTAACCTTGCACCAATCGTGTGGCGTAGACACAGAGATGGTACGACGACAATCAAGGTGCGTAACGGTACAGGTCAAGGTGCACACAACGGTCGGTATAGTTTCTTAGACAGACACCTGCCAAACGGTATGCGGTTCATCGTTCGCAACGGCAAACACTTTATATCGTTGGGTCACGGCACCACTTACAAGGAATATTATCTTGCTAAGAGTAACACGTTAGCTGCGTGGGCATTGCCTGACGATGCACAGAGAAATCAGTGGACCAAAGACTTCACATCCCGTGATGATGGTGTGGCGCTGACGTTTCGTGTTGCCGATGACAAAATAACTTTTGTGGACGGTGGTAAGGGGTTGCCTGTTGCGCCCAAGGTTCGGGTAGATAAGAAAGCCAAAGCCAAGATGAAGGATGCTATTGCTGAGTTCCGTGAGTGGGCGTTCACCATGTATCCTTTGTTACCTACCAACGACTACGAGTATAACAATCGTATCCGTGATGAAATACGCAACGTGATAGGTGGCTACGGGTGGCATATAACTGGTAGTTTTAGTGACGATCCAGAGTTTACGCGTACGGTAATAAATGACCCTGACCACGGGTTACGTCTGCACCTGATGTACGGGATCATGGGTGAGACTGACTACCATCTGCGTCACACGTTTGACAGTGATGCGGATCATGTGAAGACTGTCAAATCGCAATTCAACCGTAAAATCAACAAAGTCTGTGGTTTTACAAAACAAGTGAGAGGATAAAAAATGTCTATAAGCCATACAACAGTGGACGCCGCCAAAGAATATGCGGCTGAATATATGCGTAAGCGTGGGTGCGTATCGCACGAACAAGATCAGTATGTGAAACCTCAACTGTACGAGTTCGTTCGCGCAATAGAGAAAACGCTACGCGTAAAGACCATACCGCGCTGTGACAAGACAGTACATGTGTACCGCGAGGGTGACCTGATGACTATGGGTTACATTGGGTATGGCGACTTTGCGACCAGTGTGAACGGGGGTAACAAGTTTATAGTATGTGCGCGTGGTATTGAGAATATGAAGTATTCTACCAGTGGAAACCAACACAACATGCGTATGGCGATCAACATGGATACCGCCGTGAAACATGCTAAGAGACACCTTGTATCTTACACTGTGGGAGAATGTGCTCTTGCTATGGTGCGCGATGTCACGGGAGAGGTAAACACGTTCCGAAATGCAGTACAGAGTAAGTATGACGAAACTATACAGTCGGTGGGGATAAACACACGCGGTTACGGTCCAGACAAGAAAGCCGCAGAACGTTTGATGGCCGAGCTACGAACCATGGTGCAGTCTGGGCATACGTTCATCGACAAGGAGCTTAATGCTGCCGTACATACTATGTTTGAGCAACAGGAAGAAGCCAACAGGTTCAGGGATCGGGCTGTGCCTATGGACTTTGTGAACATTGCCGAGCGATGGGGTAAACAAGTGGTCAACTGTGCGCGTATCAAAGACGTGACCACAAGCTACAATCCCGAGGTAGAGATGGTACGATCTTACGAACCAGACGAGGTGTCGGAAGATATGCAGCACAAGTGCGCTGCTATGAGTATGTGTGAGGATGGTCACTTCGTAGAGGGTGTGGGGTACAAAGTAAATGCCCATACGTTTTACCTCTACGTGTGAGGTGTTACACTGTGACACCAACCAATGACATCACTTACAACATACAGATACACCATACCACCAAAACTGTCCAAGTGGCATGTATAGGTATGAATTGTGTTGACGCAGACTTAAAAGGCTATTATATGTCTGTAGACGATCTACCGCTATGGGTGCAGGACAGGTTGTCTGTGCTTATGATGTTGGACGTACCACCTCCTCTTAACGATGTGGATGGGGTGGGTAGCAGACTAGGGCCATATACTTATTGGGTCTACAAATAAATTCGGGCAGATGCCCGAAACCGCGAGGCGGTCACCGCTGCCTCGCTACTGGTATCTTGGAGGACGACAATGACACCCGAAGCAAAAGTTAAAAAGAAAGTGGTAGAGCAGCTAAAGCAATTACGCGCCTACTACTTCTACCCTGTAACAGGTGGCTACGGACGTAGTGGTGTACCTGACATCATAGGGTGTTACGAAGGATTATTTTTTGGGATCGAATGTAAGGCAGGGAACAACAAACCCACACCATTGCAGGAGAAGAACCTAAAAGAAATACGTGCCGCAGGGGGATTGGACATGGTTGTTAATGAGGACAACATGCACACGGTAATGGACGAGTTACGTGCATGGTCTATGGTCCCAGACGGTTAACCCAAGCTGTGAGTGGGTTGCGGGTTTATGGATATTGTCCCGCGAAAACCGCAGCAGTACGAGCAACGCCCTCCATGATATTACTCATTGCGTTTGTGATCGTACCGAAGAAACCGCGTCATGGTTAGTCCCTGTGGCTTCTAACATGGGGCACCACTTTAACAATGGAGGAACCTATGGGTGACGAGCAGTTAACTACGTTTCAAGAAGCCAACCTAAAATGGTTGAAGCGGCAGGTTGATAACTTACAGGATGAACAGCACCGTGCAGATGCGCGGCCTCGCGTACAACAGGAACTTTGGGCTGCGCGTGAGGAGCTTGATAACTACGTCAAGACGCTGCGTGACCACGGTATAAAAATATGAACGAACAGGAACGTGTAAAATACGAGGAGTTGTACCGACAAAAGTGGGAGCAGCAAATTAAAAAAGATAAGAAAGATAATCCTCGTTTAGTAACAAGTAACAGGTACATAAACAACGCCATGCACAAAGAAAATGGTTCAAAGGGTGGTAGACCCAGAAAGGAGGAGAACAAACTAAAACTGACAAAGGACGCTGAAGTGTTGAACCGCATGTTGCAGCGTAAGATGACGTTAGGAGACGCCGCAGAAATAATGGGCATAAGCCGAAAATGGGCGTCAACGTTAAAAAATAAATATGATTTGCCAAGATAGGAGAATGGCTATGGTTGCGAAGAAAACAGCAGGGGCACCCCTCGAAATACATACTGTCAAACAGGGGCGTATCAAACTGCGGATGGTTGGTCAGACACCGTTGTACTTTAATAGTATGGGCGCAAAAGCGTGGCGTGATCTGTTAGTGGGTGCAGGTAAAAAGACTGCGGCTGAAAAGAAAGAACTAAAACATAACCCCGAAAAAGAATTTAGGGAAAGTGTTTACACTAAGAAAACAGGAGACACGCTGTTGTGCTTCCCTGCGGCAGGGGTAAAGGGTGCTATGGCTACGGCTGCACTAGAAACGGCAGGGATCACTAAGACAAGTGTGCAGCGGCTAATATTTCTGCCCGAAAGCCATGTGCAGATTTGGGGCAAGCCGTATCTGAAGATGGACATTGTTCGGTCTGCGGATATGAATAAGACCCCCGATGTTCGTACCCGTGCGTACCTACCCAACTGGTGCGCAGAGGTGGATATAAAGTTTGTTACACCAACGCTCAGTGCCATGGCTATCTCGTCATTGTTAATGAACGCAGGGATAATCGTGGGGCTTGGCGACTTCAGACAGGAGAAAGGTCGTGGCTCTTATGGCACGTTCTCTGTAACAGGTTCTGAGGATATGGGGGAACAACAGGCTATTTGGGATGATATCACGCAAGAAGCGCGTGAGGTCCAAGAGATGGCATTAGAGTATCCCGAATGCGCTGATGAACAGACAGCGGAGCTTATGCAGTTCCTACAAGAAGAACGGTTGCGTCGAGCAGCTTAAACGAAGAGGGGCGGTTAACGCCGCCCTAATTCACGGATAAGGCGGTTATGGAGTGTTGGGGTTTGGTCCGTTGCGGTCAGTCGGGGCGGTCGAGGTGAGATGAGGTCTGATATGTTAAGGTCGGGCGGGGTTTGGTATGGCGGTCAAGGCGGTTGAGGCGCGGTGAGTTGGGTTAAGGCACGGACGGGCGTGGTACGGCAAGGCGGTCAAGGTGTGTTGTGTTCGGGTATGGCGAGCTACGGTGAGATATGGTCGGGTGAGGCGGTCGTGGTGCGTTCCGATGTGGCGCGTTCCGATGTGGCGCGGCCCGTTTGGGCGGTCTAGGTTGGGTGTGGCGCAGCGTGGTCCGATGTGGCGCGGTGTGGCACGACGAGACAGCTAAACTAATGAGAAGGTGGTGGGCTGTAGTGGCCCACTACATAAAAATAAATTTACTGGAGAACTAAATATGGCTAATTTTTCTAAGAAAACAAAGCAGCGTATCATTGACGATTACCTGCATAAAACAGGCGCGAACATGTTTGTGCCCTCAGAGTTTGTCGATTGGTTAGCAGGGCAACCAGAACATGAGGCTTACCCTGCGTTCTACGAGATGGATGATGCAGAAGCAGCGCGTCAATTCCGTATTCAAATGGCACGTCAGATGGCATCTGGTTTGCGTATCGTTGCGAAGACAGAAGAAGTCGAAAGCTCGGTGGTTTCTATCAAGGTGGCAGAATACCCTGCGTATATATCCCCTGTGTCTAAAAGGCGTGATGGTGGTGGGTATGAACCGTTTGATCCTAGTGATGAAACTGCGCAATCTGAGTTACGTAGGCAGGCAGGCACAAGTCTAGCTGCGTGGTTGGAGCGGTTCCGCGGCTGCGCTGAACATATAGGGGTGGATGTCACTCCATTGGAAGATATCGTGCGTGTATTACGTGACGAAAAAGACGAAGCGGTGGAGGCATAAATGGCTAAGAAAGGATCGCCGTACGCGGATAAGATATGGGCGTACAAGATAAAACATCCTACAGCGAAAGCTAGGGAAATCGCGGACGCGACTAACACATCTTATGGGTACGTCTATAAACTTCTAAAGAAGATCGGCACACCAGACGAAGTGTTTGAAAAGGAAGCGCGTAGGGTCACGCGTGGGCAGGTGCTAGATACCGCCAAAGAATATGTGACCAAAGATCGTGCGGCTGACCATGGCAACATGGAAGATAACTTCAGCACCATAGGCAAGTATTGGTCGGTGCATCTAGGTGTGGATGTAAGTGCCACAGATGTAGCTGTGATGATGACGTTGTTGAAAGCTGCACGTATAAAGTCGAACCCGTCACATCCAGACAACTGGGTAGACGCATGTGGTTACATGGCATGTGGTGGCGAGATAGTGGGTAAGGTCTGATGGACCTAATCACGTTAGATTTTGAAACCTATTACGACAGGGATTATTCTCTGTCTAAATTAACAACAGAAGCCTACGTCCGTGATCCTCGTTTTGAGGTGATCGGCGTGGCTGTCAAAGTAAATAATGGAGAAACGGAGTGGGCTAGTGGAACGCATGAACAACTTAAACGATACCTTGGAGCCTTCCACTGGGAAGAAGCTATGGTACTTTGCCATAATACTATGTTTGATGGTGCCATTCTTAATTGGCATTTTGATATTCGTCCTCGGATGTATACCGATACTTTGTGTATCGCCCGTGCTTTACATGGGACTGAAGCTCGCGCAAGTCTCGCGGCGTTATCTGAAAGGTACAATCTCGGCACTAAGGGGACAGAGGTCGTACGTGCCCTCGGGAAAAGGCGTGGAGATTTTGGACCCGTAGATTTAGCGGAGTACGGCGACTACTGTATCAATGACGTGGACCTCACCTATAAACTTTTTAGTAGGATGGCCCGACAGTTCCCCAAGCAGGAGCTACGTTTGATAGACGCCACCCTGCGTATGTTTACCGAACCTACTTTGGACTTAGACCGTGGCTTGTTGCAGTCGCACCTTCAAGATGTGAAAGATCGCAAGGCCAAACTGCTGACTGATGCAGGGGTAGAAGATAAGAAAGACCTTATGTCCAACCCGAAGTTCGCGGAGTTGTTGAAAGGGTTTGGGGTCAAGCCCCCGATGAAGACGAGCCTGACCACAGGCAAAGAAACATTCGCGTTTGCCAAGAACGACGAAGCGTTCAAACAGTTGTTAGAACATGAGGATGATCGTGTGCAGTCGCTAGTAGCGGCGCGTCTTGGTAGTAAGTCTACGCTAGAAGAAACACGGACCCAAAGGTTTATCGACATCTCAAACCGTGGGCTTCTGCCTGTCCCTGTAAGATATTATGCTGCGCATACTGGACGGTGGGGTGGCGACGATAAGATCAATCTGCAAAACCTACCGAGCCGTGGGCCAAACGGTAAGAAGCTAAAGCAAAGCCTTATCGCACCCGAAGGACATTCGTTGATAGACTGCGACAGTTCACAGATTGAAGCGCGTGTATTGGCGTGGCTTGCAGGGCAAGATGATCTGACCCAACAGTTCGCGGATGGCGAGGACGTATACAAGTACATGGCGTCCAGTATCTATAACGTGCCAGTAGACGGGGTGAGCAAAGACCAGAGATTTGTGGGTAAGACTACAATTCTTGGCGCAGGTTACGGTATGGGTGCCGTTAAGTTCCAAGCACAGCTACAGGGCATGGGTGTCTACATAGACTTAGAAGAAGCACGGCGCATCATACAAGTATACCGCGATGCCAACGGCGCAATCAGTTCCTTGTGGCGAGCCGCGAACAACATGGTGCAGTATATGCAGCGTGGGGATACCCTAAACTTTGGGCGCGAGGGCGTGTTAAAGGTGGACGCATCTACCAGCTCAATAATCTTACCTTCTGGCCTACCTATGTTTTATCATGGGTTAGCCGCAGAGCAGGGCGAACGTGGCCCCGAGTACACATACAAAACGCGCAGAGGCGCAAAGCGTATATACGGTGGTAAGGTGGTGGAGAACGTGTGCCAAGCTATTGCACGTTGTATCATAGGACATCAAATGTTACTTATTGCCAAGAGATACAAAGTTGTGCTAACTGTACATGACAGTATTGTGGCCTGTGTAACCGACGAGGAGTTGGATGAAGCGCAAGCATATGTCGAAGAATGTATGAGCCAAACACCTAAGTGGGCTGATGGATTACCGATCACATGTGAAAGCGGAACAGGCAAATCATATGGAGAATGTGAGTGACAAAAGTATGGCCGTGGTCCTTCAGTAAGATCAAAGACTTTGAGCAATGCCCGAAGCAGTATTACCACAAACACGTCTTGAAAGAGGTGCCGTTCGTGCAGACCGAGGCTATACTATATGGCAACGAGTTCCATAAGATGGCCGAAGACTTCATTGGTAAAGATACACCTGTACCCGCGAAGTTCAGCTATGCGAAGAAAGCCCTAACATCTTTGAAGAACAGGCAGGGCGAGAAACTATGCGAGATAAAGATGGGCCTGACGGAAAACCTAGAGGCTTGTGACTTCTACGCCTCTGACGTTTGGTTTCGCGGTATTGCTGACCTAGTAATACTGGACGATGAAGTAGCCACCGTTGTGGACTACAAGACAGGCAAATCCGCTAAGTATGCAGACAAAGGGCAGCTAGAGTTGATGGCCCTTGCACTGATGGCGCGGTATCCGCAGGTCAAGAAGGTACGCGCTGCATTACTATTTGTAGTTTGTAATGACTTGGTAAAAGATACTTACATGGAGTATGATAAGTCCAAGCTGTGGGAGAAGTGGCTCGGTAAGTATGGGCAGATGGAAACCGCAGCAAAAGAAGACATGTGGAACGCACGACCTAACGGATTGTGTAAGCGATACTGTCCTATCATTGAATGTGTCCATAACGGAGCCAACTGATGCCATATAAAAACCCCAAAGACCGCCCCAAACAAAAGAACAAACCTGTCGGTAGCAAACCATTTGAAGCTCGAATGGAACGCCAACGTGCTCGTCGTGCTATGGACAAGAAGGGTGTGGATAAAAACAAGAACGGTAAAGCTGATAAACGCGAAGGCAAAGATATCAGCCACAAGAAAGCCTTGTCGAAAGGCGGTTCTAATAAAGACGGTGTAACAATCGAAAGCCGCAGCAAGAACCGCGCACGGAACTACAAGAAGAAAAAGTAATTCGGGCAACTGCCCGAAAGGAGAACACATGCGAATAGTGGATGGTAAGGCGCTGCTGCTCAAGCTGCGCAACCCAAAACGTGTCACTGAAACGATACCAAAAAGCAGGCCAGTGCAGGACCATGAAGTCTTGGTCAAGTGGGGTATAGACGAAGCGCATACCCTGCGTAAGTTGAACATAAATGTGCCATCACCTATTAACGGTAGGTACACATGGACAGGCAAATATGCACCGTTCGACCACCAGAAGAAGACCGCGGCCTTCCTGACTATGAACCCGAAAGCGTTTTGTTTTAACGAGCAAGGTACAGGTAAGACTGCCTCGGCTATCTGGGCAGCGGACTACCTAATGAAGCAGGGCAAGGTCAAACGTGTTTTGGTCATCTGCCCCCTTTCCATTATGGATAGCGCATGGCGCGAAGACTTGTTTACCTTTGCGCCGCACCGTAGTGTGTCGATAGCCCATGGTGCATCGAAGAAACGCCGCGAGATTATCCAGCAAGGTTCCGAGTTTGTCATAATAAACTATGACGGTGTTGAAATCGTAGCGGACGATATAGTCAACGGTGGGTTTGATCTGGTCATTGTGGATGAAGCTACACACTACAAGAACGCGCAGTCCAAACGATGGAAGGTGCTGAACAAGCTAGTGGGTGACGATACTTGGCTGTGGATGATGACAGGTACACCTGCCGCGCAGTCGCCGTTAGACGCGTACGGTCTAGCCAAACTTATTGACCCACAATCTGTGCCAAGGTTCTTTGGGTCTTTCCGCGATATGGTTATGACGAAGGTTACGCAGTTTAGGTGGGTGGTCAAACCTACCGCATCGGACCTTGTGTTTAATATATTACAGCCTGCCATACGGTTCACCAAAGAAGAATGTCTTGACCTACCCGACATGACGTACACGAACCGACACGTTGAGCTTACCCGACAACAGAAGAAATACTACAACACGCTCAAGAAAAGCATGACCATGACTGTGGGTGACGATGAGGTAACCGCTATGAACGCGGCGATCATTATGAACAAGCTACTGCAAATATCTGCAGGGGCAGTCTACACCGACGAAGGTGATACGTTGGAGTTCGACATCAAGCATAGATATAAAGTGCTGAAAGAAGTCGTAGATGAGAGCAGTCAAAAGGTGTTGGTGTTTGTACCGTTCAAACACACCATTGACATACTAACAGATAAGTTGCGTAATGACGGGATATCTACGGAAGTAATACGGGGGGACGTGCCCGTAGCCAAACGGACCGATATATTTAAGCGGTTCCAGAATACCCCCGATCCAAGGGTGCTAGTCATCCAACCGCAGTCGGCAGCACATGGTGTTACGTTAACAGCAGCCAACACTGTGGTGTGGTGGGGGCCAACGTCTTCACTAGAAACATACGCCCAAGCTAACGCTAGGGTTCATAGGTCAGGTCAGAAGCACCGTTGTACAGTCGTGCAGCTACAAGGTTCTGCCGTGGAAAAGCGTATTTATTCACTATTGAATAACAGAATAGACGTACACACAAAAATGATCGACCTTTACAAAGAATTACTTGACTAGGTTACATTTAACAACTAAAGTGTAATTCTCGTTAATTAGGAGAACGCATATGGAGGATACATCCGACATCCCTGCAGATAAGCTAACCAAAGCCTACATAAAGATACGGGCAAAAAGAGCGGAGCTATCTGCACGGTACAAAGAAGAAGATGGAGTGTTGGTACGCCAACAGGAAATCTTGAAGAATGCGCTATTAGACTACTGTGAGAACCACAATGTTGAAAGCGTTAGAACCTCTGAAGGTTTGTTTTTTCGGTCTAGTAAAACCAAGTATTGGACCAGTGATTGGGAACAAATGTACGGTTTCATCAAAGAGCATGATGTACCTGAGTTCCTAGATAAGCGGTTGAACCAGACCAACATCAAACAATTTTTGGAGGAAAACCCAGACGTTATGCCTAAAGGCATGAACGTAGACACCGAGTACGTCATATCAGTAAGGAAAAAATAATGGCAGAACCATTTGTACCAATAGAGGATTTGGCAAAGCATTTTGCAGTGTCCATTTCTACTATCCGTGCGTGGGTACGGCAGGGGCATATCCCTAAGTCCACGTACATTAAGATCGGTAACACATACCGCTTTAATAAAACTTCTGTAACCGCAGCCTTAACAGGTAAGGCCAAGGAAGAAGAACAGGCCGAGATACGCAACGAGCCTGTAGAAGAACAGCTAGAATTTGATTTCGATGCTGATGTAGACGTATAGTCAGAAAAGGAGAACGACATTGGCTGATACATATATAATTGAGGGCGTTGAAGCTCTATGGCCGCGCATAGACCAAACCTATGCGTTTGATAAAAAGGTTAACCGCAGTATGCCTTGCGGTCCGCGTGACACTAACGCGGAATTTTCTATCCAGTTTCGTATGGATAGCACTGCGGCGAAGGCTTTGTTCAAGGCTATGAGCGCAAGCTACATGGCAAACCGCGAGGACAAGTGGGCAGAGAAACTATCTAATCCGTTCGTAAAGGATGATAACGGTACATATACGCATAAAGCCACGTTGAAGGGCGCGTATAATGGTCAGGCAACCGATAAGCCTGCTCAGTACGATTCACAGGGTAACGGGTTAGCAGAAGACTTTCAGTTGACCACTGGCAGTACGGTTAACATCGCCGTGAAGTTGGTGCCATATGACTTTGGGGGAAACCAAAGCGTGTCACTAAGGCTGAACGCTGTGCAGGTTATTAAGTACCTTCCGATGGAACGTGCCAACCCGTTCGGTACAGTGGATGGTGGTTTTGTGGCAGAAGACCCAAACCCATTCAAAGAGAAGCCCAAGTCAAACAACGTGTTGGAAATGAAGCCCACCACAGATGACGATGATGGGTTTGACGAAGAGCCAGTAAAAAAGACTGTAAAGAAAGCAGCGGTAAACTCTCCGTCAAGCGGTGATCTCAACGACATTGTGGATAGCATGTTCGACGACGACGATTAAAACAAAACGCCACGGTTACTACGGTAGCCGTGGTTACTCTTATGGTATGAGTGGTAGTAATGAAAACAAAACGATTTTTGGAGCTAATTCTAGCGCACGAAGGGGAATATTGCGTTTGGGCCAACAGGAACGGGCGGGTACAGCAAACCTTCCACGCATCTGTAGATGACCTGTTACAGGCAGGACGCGACTTAGATAGCAACGGGTGGAACGCCTTCTTTGCGATGGGAACGTTTTTTGACAGCAGTTCCCGTGAAGCGACCAACGTGCAGTGGATGAAGTCTTTCTACTTAGATTTAGACTGTGGCCCCGACAAAGAGTTTCCATCCCAAGCAGTAGCCATAGACGCGCTACGCACCTTCTGTGAAAATAACGGCTTGCCCACACCCACGCTTGTGAACTCAGGACGTGGCGTACACGTATACTGGATATTGTCCGAGCCTGTGTGTAGGGAAGATTGGTGGCCTGTAGCCGAACGTCTAAAGATGTTATGTAGGGATCAAGGTTTTGAGGCCGACCCCTCGCGTACTTCTGACGCTGCTAGTATTCTGCGCATACCAAACACACGTAACCACAAGTACGAGGAACCACTACCTGTAGAATTTTATGGGATAGAAGACTTCGATACTGTGGACTTTGACACGTTTGCCACGCTGTTAGGCGATGATCCGATACCAGTACCCAAGAAACGCGAGACATCGGCGGTCAGCGCTTTCAAAGACGCGATGTACCAAAACTATAAAGGTAGCTTCAAGCGTCTGTTGCTGAAGACCAAGAACGGTACGGGCTGCAACCAGATCAAACACATAATAAAACATCAAGGTAGCGTGTCGCACGACCTATGGCGAGCGGGGTTATCAATAGCCAACGTGTGCGAGGACGGGGCAGAAGCGGCTCACATAATGTCTGCGCAGCACGAAGATTACAGTGTGCAGGGCACACTAAAGAAGATGGAAGATACAGGCGGTCCACACTTCTGTAGCACGATAGAACGGCTGAACCCTGACGGGTGCGAGGGTTGTCCAAACAAGGGTAAGATCACAACCCCTGCGGTGCTTACAAAAGAAATCAAAGAAGCTACGCCAGAAGACAATATTATAGAGGAAATAGATGGGGATAGTACGAAGCAGATCACAATACCTGCACTGCCAAGACCATATTTTAGGGGGCAGAACGGGGGCGTGTACCTACGCACTGTGAACTCAAATGATGAACCCGAAGAAATTTGTGTGTACCACAACGACTTCTATGTAACGCGCAGGCTGCACGATGTTGAGCTTGGGGAAGTCATAGCTTTTGCTTTACACCTACCAAGGGATGGGGTTCGAGAGTTTGTAGTCCCGCTATCAGCTATTACATCAAGGGAAGAGTTCCGCAAACACATGTCCATGAAGGGCATAACCACATTCGGGAAGGACGTAGACAAGCTAATGGCCTACACAGCAGCATGGATAAACGAGTTACAACAAACAACTACCGCTAGTGAAGCGCACCAACAGTTCGGTTGGGTTGATGAAGACACGATGGATGCGTTTGTGTTAGGTGACCAACTGATTACGGCAGCGGGTACAGAATACAACCCACCGTCAAGTAAGACTGCGGGGTTGATAGACGCGTTTAGGCCAAAAGGTTCTAGGGAGCGTAGTAGGGAGCTACTCGACTTTTACGCACAAGAAGGCATGGAGCTACAACAGTTCACTATATGCGGGGCTTTCGGCACTATCCTCATGCCCTTGACTGGGTTGTATAGTCTAGGTGTGCATCTGTTTGGTGAGACAGGTGGTGGTAAGACAACGGCTATGTACACAAACACGTCCATATGGGGGGAGCCACGTCCACTGACGTTGACCAAGAAAGATACAGAAAACTCTAGGATGAACCGCGCCGAGGTCATGCACAATCTGGGGTTAAACACGGATGAGATGACCAACATCCACGGCAAGCAAGCGTCCGACTACGCGTACCAATTATCAGAAGGAACGCAGAAGAACCGGATGGCAGGTGGCGGCAACTACGAACGTGTTAGGGGTAAGCCGTGGCGTCTGATAGCTTTCTCCACAGGTAACATTAGTATTTACGCACAGATGGCTATGGCCAAGGGCGACACCAAAGCAGAGATGCAGCGGCTGCTCGAATTACGTGTGGATGAAATACCCAAAGTAGCTGTTGACCCTGCGGTATCCGCTAGTCTGTACAAAGACGTACAAGCCAACTACGGCCACTTTGGTCCCGAGTACGTGCAATACGTCATTCAAAACAAAGACACTATCAAGGCTGACTACGAAACCATAAAAGCCAGATTAGACAAAGCCGCAGGGTTGGATCAGAAGAACCGTTTCTGGTCTGGTGGGTGTTCCGCTATATTAGTCGGAGCCTTGGCCGCAAAACGAGCAGGCATAATAGATTATGATATGAAGAAGCTGTTTAAGTGGGTAGTGGGGCAACTTATACGGGTAAAAGCGTTTGTAGATGATAGCACCGCGTCTGTCCAAACACTGGTCACAGAATTTACTACCGAACATTGGGGTAGCATACTGAAGATCAAAAGCACCGACACTGCACAAGAAGCGGAAGGTATTACGCCCATGGTTATACCCGACCAGAACCCAAGAGGCTCTTTGGTTGCGCGATACGAGACAGATACAAACATGCTATATATTGTACCCAAACCGTTCAAGAAGTGGCTTGGCGAACAGAAGCTAGACTACACTAGCACGGTAGAGGGGATGCAGCGCGAGATGGGGGCTAAACGCAAACAGATGCGGTTGTCCAAAGGCACTAACTTTAACCTGCCTCCGATACGCGCCATTGCAGTAGAGTTAAAGGGTTTTACCGTTGTACCAAAAGCCACTGAGGATTGATGATCTAGCGCCAGACCAAGTGAAGATCATCGTTGATTGGGACGCCATGGTGGTGGGGGCGTCCGTTTTTATCCCTTGCGTAAATAATATCAAGGCAAAGAAACAACTGATTGAAGTAGCAACGCGCAAAAATTGGAACGTCGAGATACGGGTTCGGGTGGAAAACGGTATGTTTGGGGTTCGCATGTGGCGAACTGTGTGATACTTGTTAGGTGACAAGCTAGACTTCTTGTCGTTCTCCTCCCACTGCCCCCGCCACTGTGCGGGGGATTTTTAGTCGAATAGCTGTATCCCCTGATCGTATTCGTCCAAGCTACGCAGCATAAACGGCGTGTATTCAATACCACCCACCATCTTCTTAGTACGCGTATCGAACGCTCTGCGTGACTTCTTGATTGTATCAGGCATGATTAGGTTTTTACTACGTGCACTTCTAGGTAACTCACGATTATAGTCTCGTATCTTTTTCAACGCTTCACGGTATCCAGAGGCATCACCATTAGCAGCGGCAATATTCGCAGCGCGTAACAAACGTGTACGTTCGGTTCTAAGGAACGCATCTTTCCGCCGCTCGTTCTTGTTTATCTCATAAGTTTTTATGACATCAGCGTTCGCAAACCCGGCAAACTGCCCGAGTACCTGCATCACCCCAATATCTTCTACCACGGCGTCACCTCTACGGGTTTCGACTTCACCTGTCGCAGCCTGTTTACCGCCTTTGATTATGTTTCTCGCCGCCGCGGGTAGGATTGCTTCCGTACCTTTAAGTATTTCGCCTTCTTGTACCAAGCCTACACCACGTTCAATACTCAACCCGATACCTACGATTGGACCACCTAGCTGCTCAATCAGAGTAAAGAATTGTGATTGATCCTTCTCAATGATTGGTGGGCGGTACAGCAGACTGTTCAGGCTGATACGGCTTGCAACCTCTACACCCAAGGCTTCGTTTATAACGCCTTTGTACAAACCTTCGCCTACAGTCTTACGGAGCATTGCATCGAAATCATCTTCGTCATCATCTACAAACAAGTCGTATATCTGACCCAACGCACCCATCAACGGCATACCTGCTACACCTGCGAACAACCCTGTAGATACAAGGAAGCGACCTAGCTGTTTCTGTGCGATGCGACGATTAACTTTATCGTCTTCTGTCTTGGCAGTCTTAAACGCCTCGTCTGTCATACGCGCCATCATGTAGTATTTACTGATAGCGAACCGCTTAAACAACATGGCCATGTTGCCGATACCCGACTGTGCATAAACTGGACGCCCTGCAGAAGCAGTAGCACCAAGGGTAAACTCTGTCTCTGTCACCGCAGTCATGGCTGCTTGACGCTTTTCATCTATGGTAAGCTCGCTGCCCTTTTCCGCTTCCGCTTTACTCTTACCCGTTTTAAGAAGCGCAGCGGCTTTCTTTGCTTTTATACTATCTACTTCCAACATATAGGTAGCTGTCATGGCGACTTCGCGGTTGTAACGTTCTGCATGGTGAAACAGGAAGCTGTTCCATGAGTTTATCTTTTCCATGACATCTTTGGTGTTACCCATGTCAAGCTGCTCTTGGTTCAGCGTCTGGTTTATCTGCGCGTTTTCAGTAGCTACCTCTGCCAATACCTCTATATCTCGCAGTTCCTTTGGTAAGTCCGCTGCGTCGAAGTCATAATTTGCTATGGAGAACCCAGCCATACCCGTGTTGACTTTGCGGTCCGTCATCTTGCCGTTTGGCCCCATGACCTGCACCATCTTTTCTTTTGGGCTACGCGCAAGGATCGCGCTTGCTGAACCCATTGCCTTCATGGCAGCTTTGTCACCGTACTTGCCCATCAACCGTGGGGCGGTACTCATAAACACATCGAATGTGGTGATAGCCGCGGAGGATAAGTTGAAGCCCATGGTCCAACCGTAACCTGCAGAGGTGGCAACTTGCGACCAACGGGGCACTGTAGGACGCTGCGCAAAGTTTGCTATCTGCTCAAGTTTATCTCGGAACAAACCTACATCTGTGGATGTCTTTTCTGCAGGGGCAAACTCACGGAGTTCGTTCTTAAACCCCTGTATCTTAGCACCGTATTGCATCTGCACGATCTGGCGGTTGTAGTCACGTCCCTTGTTCTGCACCATGTCTACAAGATCAAAGGCTTCCTCGGCCATCCCTGTGGGTGTCTTGTCACCCAAGAAACCACGTACATCTCCACGTTTGCGGAACGACTGCATAAACGAACGTTCGGGCATCATATCCAAAGCCAACGCAGCAATACTGTCAATGGTGGTGGCGTCTACATCGTTGGCCTTCAGTGTCTGTAACACGTTAAACACAAAAGAATCGGGCGGGGCTTGCGAGAAACTAGCCACGGTACTAGACGTACCTTCTTCCCAATCTTTTAAGATATACGCACGGCGCTTATCGCCTTGTGGAAGTTTAGCTAAAACCCCATCGTTGTATTCTTTTAGGTTGCGTTTAGCTTTCTCCCGCAACCGTTCAGACGTAAAGTATTCTACAAAACGTTCTACCTTACCTGTCTTTGGGTCTATGGTGTTATACGCTAGGCGAAAGTTACCTTGACGGGTCAACGGAGCAAACGGTTTGATAACCCCACGATCCATGTTCAATAGCTTCGCTAGTTTGTCTATGGCTTTCTTACGTGTGGCTGCGTCTTTTATAGTAGCTGCAAGGTTTTCATCTATCGACTTCATAACTTCAGCCGTGCTCGCCTCGAATGTGTTGGTGACTACCGCGTATAGATTTTGACCTTCTTTACCTAAACTCTTCCACTTCTTATGTAAGTCTGCGTGGATCGCTCGGGCTTCTTTTTCGTTATACCCTTCCGCATTCTTGTCACGCCCATAGGCTTTATTAAAGTCAGCCTGTCTGGGATCAATACGTTCGTATGTTGCGTTCGGCACCAAGGCTTGCAACGTGTTGAATTTTTCAAGGTTGTCTTTCTTAAACTTGCGTAGATCAGCTACGATAGGATCAAGCCGTTCGTTACGCTCCCGTAACGCGGAACTCATACCGTTGATGATGTTGTTTAATTGTGGAGCCATAGGTATTTTAGACTCCGCCAACCGCCCTAAGATGTTTACGGGCTGCAAATTCAAGAATACTTTTTTGGCCACTGGGGGTATCGCGGAACCCATAAGCTCTTTGGCTTGATCGTAGAAGTTTTTATCCGCGTTTATAACCTTTGCGCCTAGTTCATTGATGGCCTGTGCCGCACCTGCAGGTGTTTTTATCTTCAGATACATCTTAGTAGCTGCGCGGCCATCGTAATCTGCGGCGATCATTTCTTGCACAAGCTCGTCGATTGCTTGATACGCAGAGTTATCCGGTACGTTCGGGCGTCCAAGCAGTGTCCTAACAAAATTAGAGATGGCTCGTACCATCTGCTGCCACGGATTACGTCCTTTGATTGTAGTCAACTTCAGTTGTGTTTGGAACTCAGGGTTGGACAGCGCCTCTGCAACGAACTCATCCATCGTGGTCAGTCCGTATTCGTCAGCTAGTTGTTCCTTGGTTTCTTCAAACAACCTGTTTAGCTTTTTAGTCAGAGGATGCGATTTGTTTGCGATGATCCCAGACGTAGCCGCGTGTAACGCTTCGTGCAATAACGCGTGCCCGGTAAACCCTGTGTCTTTGTCTAGGTATATCGTGTTATCAGCAGGATCGAAGTAACCAGCTACCGGAGCGCCATCTTCCGCACGCAGGTTTTTTCTAGCTACAATCTTGGTGCCGCCCAAAGTTTCCGCGAGGCGCTTGGATAGCAACGCTATATCTTTCGACGGAGTAGTGAACCGCAATGCGTTCAGCGCGTCCACCAAGTTACCTTTGTTGATAGCATCTTTTACAGACGGGCGTATCGGTGTGTCTATCACCAGCTCGGCGGGAAGCTGTAAGTCTTTTGCACTGATAATTTCTAGTTCCGCTAATTCTTCAGGAGTTAGCCTAGACCGTGCTTCAGCCACCCTATCTTTAGCATTATAATTAGCCTGTGCAGCGCGTGCTTGGCTTTCCATCTGTATTCCTGCCTTAACGTAGCTTTGTAGCTCGGCAGACATGCCCGTGTCTTTAGATGTTAGCCAATCAGTAATTCTACGCGCACTGGTTTTGCCCATGGATGGCAAATTGTTTTTTGGGTCTGACGTATAAAACTTAGCCAACACAGGGTCATCTTTGTATTCTTGTGCGTTGCGTGTTCTGTCAGGCGTTTGCATACCTACATCGTATATTATTGCGTCTAGCGCAGCGGTAAACGTAGGGAACTGATTGAAGTATTTTTGTACTGAGTTTGCAAGTTGTGAGCCTTTTGCTTTTGTGCGTTTGGCATCCATCAACTTGAGTATTTTGTTTTTGTCGGAAGCGGTCATAGGCGCTGCAGGCGCATCCTTATCAGAATCTGCTTTACCTTGACGTTGTATATCTGCATCTTGTTCCGCGAATTTTGCTGCTTGTGTTGTATCAGCTTCTTTTGCCTTGGCTGTTTCCGCACGCTTCTTGGTGGCCGCATCGGCCTTTTGTGTGGCGAACGTCTGTTTTGTAGTTTCTTTCACGGGTTCAGGCGCTAACGTAGGGTCTTCCACAAACTGTGGTTTACCTTCTGCGACTAGCGTTTGTTTGTTCACACGTACTCGAGTGCCGGGTATCCGTTGACGTGTTACAGGGCGATCTGGACCTTGGCGCTCGCGTCCTTCTAGTGTAGTTGGCTGCGGTTCCGCTGGTGCATCAGCTCTCCCAACGCCTCGCACAGTGCGTCCCACTCCTCGTCCGTCAGGTGCCGTAGTATCGGGGGTACTAGGAGCGGCTGCGGTGGGTCCGTCTGCACTGCTTGGTCCAACAGGCGGAACGCCAACTCCACTTGTTGCTGTGTCAACTGGTCTAGCATCTAATGGCTCCCCTGCATCTTTCATGGTGAGTGTAGATTTTTGAATAGTTTTAGGTTTTACGGGGTAAACAAATTGTTCCTCGTTTGCTGTATCCTCCGCAAAAGCTGTGGGTGTATCTGGCTCTCTTAGCGGTCTAGCCTGCTTAATCTCTGCTACTTTATTCCGTACCGCTAACTTTTCTTGCTTGGTCAGCGTAGGTCGAGTCATACCCGCAGCAGTTATAGCCTTTTCTACAGCTTTCTCAGTATTTACTACGCTACTGGTTGTAGATGCGGCTAACGCTTTGTCTACTACTTCCTTACGTCGATCCGCGGCTTGACGAAACGGGGCTTCCTGTGCGGCCTTAACTTGTGGGGCAGCGGTCCTAGCAAACAAATCTTTTTCTTGCGCCTCGGCCCTACCACGCCGTACCGCTGCATTGTCTTGTTGAGCAAGTACATCTAATAAATCAGGCTGCGCTTCGTCAAACTTCCTTACACCTTCTAAAGTTTCCGCTACAGGTTCTTGTACTTCTCGTACTCTACCCTGCTCGTCTAACTCTACTCTTGGTGCTGCAGGACGCGCTGCATCTCGTGCCGCGGCTTCTGGTGATCTTCTACGTTCCGCTTCTAATTCTGCGGCTAACAAATCAGGTTGTTCAAACGCTGCTACATCGTCCCGTTGTAAGGCGGCTTGTTCCTCGCGTTTACGCGCTTGTCCCTGTGGGTCTAACTTATTTGCAGCCGCCTGAGTCACAATGGAAGGATCACGTTCTACTACAGGCGTGGTAAGCTCATCCTCTATTTCTTCTTGTGCACGTTGCGCTAATTTAGTGCCCCGTTTTTGCATTTCTTCGGAAACAACAGTTTCAAGATCAGGTAAAGATATACCTGTTCGCGCTACGATATCTTCCATCTCTCCAAGGGCCACATCACCCTCGGCGTCAATTATTCTGCCTATATCTGCACGGGCTTGCGCATTACCCAAAGATTTACGTTGGTCGGCAATTCGTTTTGGTGGTGCCGGTAGGAGTCCCGCAATACCCGCTTCTGGAGACGGTAGTGCCAACACTTCTTCTTGCGCTGGCGCATCTGCTGTAGGTTTAGTTTTACGGCTGTTTGTGAACGCGTCTACGAGGAATTGGATGGTGGCACCTGCACCGCCGCCTAGCGCAGCGGACTCGCCTGTGCCTTCTAGTATGGCCCGCTCTGGGTTATACCCACGCTCTGCTAAGTTTTGTACAATCTCTGCGGTAGCTTCTTGCGCTGCTTCTGCGCCACCTGTAACGGCGGCGTTTGATATGCGTTGCCCCATAGTCTCGACTACTTCAGGGCCAAGTTGATCCATCAACCTGTTAATCACAGGGACATCTACGGAACGCATGAAGCGTCCTAGTGGTGCGACTTCCAAAAGACCAAACGGTGCGGCCTGACGTATTGCACGGTTACGTTCTTCTTGAGTTGCGCCTGCTGCACGGGCGCGTTCACTAGCTTCGCCTGCTGCGGTTCCTACACCTAATAGTGCGCCTGCACCTGTGGCAATCCCCGTAGTAGCGGCAGCACCAAGAGACACAGGAGCAGCAGCAATACCCGCAGCAATACCCGCAATAGGTGCAGCAAAGCCTGCAATAGAACCAAACACACTACCAATTTTGTAGCTTAGATCATCCTGATCGCCACCTTTAGGTTTTATGGCGTCAGCAATACCTTGTATCTTGCTACGTGCAGCGAGTTCAGCTTCTTCATCTAGTAAGGTAGCGGCACCTAGTGCGGCCATCTCGCCTGTGCCTACAAACCCTGCGCCAAAACCTTTTCGTAGATCGCCAAGTACACCTGTTTCTTCAGGAATAGGAACAAAGTCTGGTATGCCTTGTTCCATTTCGGCTTGTCGTGCTTCTTGCCGCCGTAACCGCGCAGCTTCACGGTCTGCGCGTTCTTGTTTATTTACGAGGTCTACTAAGTCTTCTTTGGATGTACCTCGTGGAGCTTCGACTTGAACCGTCGCCCCATCGCCAAAGGTGAGCGTATGTATAGCCATTTATTAGTCCACACTAACATTTTGTAAATCTTCTACCGAACGTCCGCTACCCTTCAATATAAGGTCTTGTGCTATCGTTCTAGCAACTTCTTCTAACTCTAGCAGGCCACTTTTGTTTAACGCTGTGTTTACAATGAGCGTTATTCTAGCGTCTTCCGCTGCGATATTCTGGTCAATCTTCGCTAACTTCTCGACATCATCATCTCCCATTGCTTCAGCGCGTTGGATGTTTAAGTCTTGTAGCAATGCGGAGTTGTCTCTAGCGGTCTGAATGGCAGCATCCCGTTGCGCAGCAATATCACCTTGCACTTTATATGCAGCGGTTAAACGCGTCTGGTCCGCTAGGCGGTCATTTTGTACCTTCTGCACTTCAATCTTCGCAAGGTCTGTTGTGTTCTGCATTTCTGCTTTTTGGGCGTCTAAAATACGGTCCGCATCTTTACCCACTTGCCGCATTTGTTCCGCAGTTAACGTGGTAGCACTTGCGATGGCAGCTCTTTCGTTTGCGTTGGCATCCGCAGCCATTTGATTTGCAAGCTGCAACCCTGCTCGACCAAGAACAGAGTCATCCCCCATCTTAGCGCGTTCCATTTCAAACTCATCAAACAGGCGTTTTCTACGGTTGTTACGTGTCTCAGACATCGCAGCATACCCGCCACGCGCCGCAGCACCGATAGACCCCGTACCACCTGTACCGATTAAGAACGCGGTTAAGTCTTCGTCAGGACTGTAGTTTTCTTTGTCGAACGCTTGCATACGCTCTAACATCTCGTCGTACTTAGCACTTGTTTCGTCACGCTTCAGATACTCGTCTGATATATTCATACCCTTTCGCAGGGCGGCATCAGCAGATGTTTCGTTTGTGGGTGACATAGCTGGACCAACTGGATTTACCGCACCGCCTGTTTGTGGGACGGTTAGAGATGGTAGCCCTCCTTCGTCTGGACTTGGTACAGAGGGTGGTGCTTGATTTGGTAGGTTTGGTGCAGGCGCATCGGGTACAAGTGGAGGCATAGGTACTACAGAGGATGGTATATCTTCCGCATCATCAGGTCCGAGTGGCCTGTTTGCTTCTACTCGTGCGTCTATGTCTGTTGGACCTGCGCCTGTGCGAGACATAACTCTTTGTTCTGACGGTGATAGTAGGTCGATGTTTTGCCTAGCAGTTTCTGCTACATCCGCCCTAGCGGCCAAACCACCTGCTTCTTGCTGTGCCTTTATTCGCCGTGCAATGGCTTCGTCCGTAAGGCGTGTGGTTCTATTACGCCCTTGACCCAAACCTGTAGTAGGCATGTTAGCACGATAACGCGCTATTTCTTCTGGAGATACACCTAGTACATATCCGGGCCTAACAACCCTATCCCCCTGCGCAAACGATACAATACCGCCGCCTGCCATCATCTTTGGCCCTTGAGCCATTCTAGCAGCGGCAAGCCCCTGTGCTTGAGGGGGTGCAGCTTGAGGTCGTCTAGGTTGCGCACCGCCGCCAAGGCCCGGAAGGCCCGCTATTCCTGCAGGTTTACGAGGCTGTGCCTTCGTCATGCGTTGCATGTTCTGCTGCTGCATCTTCTGCTTTTGATCCAACGTGCCCTTCGTACGTCCAGCTAGCTCTCCAAGCGTACCGCCCATCTCCTGTTTTGTTAGATTCAAGGCTTCTTGTTCGCGCTGTTGTGCTATAGTGCCCGGCTGCTGCTGCATCTTTAACTGCATATCTGCAGCTACGGCTTTCTTTTCAGACGTAAGTTTTTGCAATGCCAGTAAGTCTAGGAGTTCCTTGTTGGCCCCGTAACGTTTCTGTAGCTGCTGTGGGTTGCCTCGGTAGGCATCCATGCGTTGTTCGATTTGTGCGTCTAAACCGCCGCCACCTAAAGCCATTATGCGCTCTCCTCGCTAGAACTACCGCCGAATATTTGGTCGTATAGTGCTTTAATGCCGCCCGCCCCAGATAACACTTCTGATAGTGCGCTTGGTTCCGCGTAAGAATAAGTCTGTGCAGTTAGGGGTAACCCCTGCAACAAAGACTGCATATACTGCACCTGCTTGTACGGGAAGTCACGTTCTTCTTCAAACTGCAATCTGTCTGCTACGATACCTTCAGATTCAATCGCTCGCTGCGTAGCGCCCATATCTGCTAGATTTTGTAGTCCCTGCGTACCGTACAGGTTAATCTTGTCCTGCGCGGTCATCCCACGGTCTTGTTCTACGTTGAACTGGTTAAGTGCTTGGGTGTACGCGTCTGCGTAGCCCGCACCTGTTATGCCTTGTAGCTGCTGCGCTAGATTACGGTTTGATTCTGCATCAAATAATGCCTGTGCTGATCCGCCGTAAGCCCCTGCAAACTTATTAGCGTTTTGTGCAGCCGTGATCCCTGCTTGCCGCCGTGCTTCCTCTAGTTGAGGGTCTAAAGACGCTTGTAGGTATGGGTTCATATACTGCTGGACTGCTGCGCCCGTGAACTGCTGTGGTTGATATCCTGCTGTACCCATCTGACTAGGATCAAACGCACTTGCTAACCCCGCTACACCTTGAAACGCTTGACTTTGTAGGTCAGATGCACCCGCGGTAAGCGGACCCATATATGCGTTGTACCCCTCATTCGCCAGCGCTTGACCTTTGCCAAGCATTTCTGTGACGTATGGACCTACATAAGAAGAAAGAGAGGATTCTTTTCCCGTCATCTCACCTACAATATCCGATCCCCCTGTAAGCGGGTCGATTGGATTTGTTTGATTCGTTGTGGTTTCAACCATGGGTCACCTCACGCGGGTATAAATTTCTTAGGGTCTATCTCTTTACCCTGTTTATCGTTGCCTGTACGGGCTTTGCGTACACGACGCATCATGTCTTGTAATACTTTAGCACCTGCATCGGAGTTACCGTTGCCTAGATGGCTTACAACATCCGCAGGAATAACAAACTCACCATCACTTAGTCGTGCTTCTTGCTTACCTTCAATGTTAGCAGGAACTTTGTCAGCCATTCCATCACTAGCACCATCAAGATATTTGCCTTCTTTTAACTGCGCAATACCCCCTGCAGCCATCCCTGTGGGTTCTTCCTGTACAGGTTCTGGAATACGTGGACCACCGGGTCTTCTACGTTCTTGTCGTGCAGGGTTAGCCGCGTTTAGTGCCGCCAAACCTTCCGCAGACATTGGTGTTGCGGGAGCCTCGCCCTTTGGACGATATTGTGCCTGCGTAAAATACCGCTGCCCACCACTTCCGGGTCGTCTGTTAGGATCATACGTGCTAGGTACAGTTTCGCGCTGTACTTCGTACTCAGGAATATCGCCTTGGTAACCTGTTTGTGGGATGTTAGCTTGCCCAATACCAGACTGGTTTAGTAAGTAACCGCCTCCAAGACTTACAGCCGCACCAAGAAGATCAAGTTCCCCGTCTTCACCTGAAACAAGTCCTTTGAGTGCATTGTCTAACCAACTAGCCATTACATATCTCCAAGTATTCTTAGTAGCATATCATTTTCATCCTCAACCTGTCCACCCTCTGCAAAGCCACTAGCAAAAGCCAACGGACCCGCGGGATTATTTGCAGGTCGTGTAGTGGGCGCTCGTGCAGTTCCGTATGGACTTACAAACTTTTGTGCCTGTCCTTGGTCCCTGAAGATAGACTCAAAGCTGTAAGGTGTTATGTCCGCTAACGCATCAGGGGTTTTAACATCTACGCGTCTTCCGCCTATGTCCTCTGCTTGCATTAACATGTTTGCCAAATCATTTACGTTCTGTTGCTGCGTTTGCGTGTTAATTTTTGTGTCAATCTGGGTGTTCAGATCAGTAATCATATCGGTGATTGCGTCCGTATTTGCGTCTATCTCGCTGTATATACCTGTAGCGGGAGTGAACATGGACGTATCTGCAAGGGTAACATCTTCTTCACCCTGTAATGCTGTTTCTAACAGAGTTTGGTCATTTATGTCAATGATACCATCCCCAGTAACATCATACTGCGTGATTAACTCCGCGCTGACATTTTCTTGCGCGATTAAGTCGATTACGAAGTCTATGTCTTCCTGTGTAACTTCTCGTGCAGGTTTACCAACAAGGTCTGCTACCGCGTCGATATCTGCACCAAGGCTGGCCTTTACGTCACCTATAGCAGTTGTAAAACTTTCCGTTAACTCGTCTTTAGTAGTACCAAGTTCTGCGAGTATGTTTGTTTCTGTGGTGCCCAGCGCGGCGGATAGTTCCGCAAGTGCGGCATCGACATCACCGTCATTCTTCTCAATTAATTCAGTTAGGCGTGTCTCTACGTCACCAATTTCCGTGGTTAAGCCTGCTACGTCCTCGGCAACATCCGCCACGTCCCCAGCAATACCTGCTACATCTTCTTTTACCTCTGCAACGTCCTCGGCTACAGCGTCTATTTCACCGCTAAGTTCTTCTTTTGTTAGCCCAAGCTGCTCCAACATAGCATCTTCAGTGAGGCCAAGGTCTTCAGTTAGTTTGTCAATCGCAGCTTGTAACGCCTCGTCGCGTGTAGCGCCTTCCTCTAACTCTTTGTATATCCCTGTAGCTTCTTTGGATTCATCTTCTGGTGTATTCGGGTTATCCTCAACGGACGGTGAACCCATAATAGACTTAATCACGTTAAACGTAGCAGTCGGCATATACGTGGTAAGCTGTTCACGTTGAAACGCCTCAAACCCTGCCGCGTCATAATCTTCGGACTCAGGATCAAACTGCCCTACAAACCGATCTACATCTTCTTGTGTTACATCTACAAGGCCCAACTCTTCGTAGGCTGCACGTACTTCACCAGCGTCAAAGAACCTTGGGTCTACAAACTCGTCGATGGCGGCTTTTTGTGTAGTCTGGTAGTTTTCGTCATTTACCTGCCCAGTAAACGCTGCAATATCTTCCTGTGACGGTTGATACCCGATAGCACTTAGGAACTCTTCTGCTTCTGCTGCGGTTACCTGCCGTGGGTCAACGTAGCCACCGATAGCACTTGTCTGCGTTTCTTCTGTCTTAGAAGCCACAAACTGTGCGATTTCTTCTGGTGTTGCGGTATATCCTGTATCTGCAAAGAACTGTGTAGCTTCTTCTAGGGTGGTCGCTAACGGGTCGTATTCTGCACGCGCTTCCGATAGTTTTTCGGACGCGTAATTCTCCGCTACACCTTGACCTACATATGTGGCCGCTAGGGCGTCAGTTAGGGTAAGCCCTTCTTCATCGGCAATAGCCTGCACTTCTTCACGGGTAACCTGTCGTGGGTCTACATAAGACGCGATAAGTCCAGACTGTGTAGTTTCTTCAACCTGCGCAACAAACTGCTCGACCTGTTCATCTGTCGGTTCATATCCAAGATTTGTAAAGAACTCACGCGCTTCTTCCGCCGTGACCTGCCGTGGGTCTACGTAGGTTCCAACACCTGTTTCTGTAGTAGTCGCAAAGTCTTCTTCGCCTTGACCTACAAAATCTGCTACTTCTTCATCGGTAGCTTCATATCCTAGCGCATCAAACAATGCCTTGGCTTCGTCTGTGGTGACCTGCCGTGGGTCAACAAACTCTGCAATGGCGGCTTTTTGTTCTTCTTCAGTTTTAGACGCAACAAAGTCCGCAACCTGCTGGTCTGTAGGTGTGAACCCTTGAGCCTCAAAGAATTGTTTGGCTTCCGCAGTGGTAGTCGCTAGTGGGTCAAACTCGGCGGTAGCTGCAGCAAGTGTAGATTCTTGATCTTTTTGCCCAAGATACGTAGCGGCCAAGGCTTCTGTAAGTGTAAGTCCTTCTTGATCTGCAATGGCTTGTACTTCGGCTTGTGTGACGAATCGCGGGTCCACATAATCGGATATGGCTGTCTGCTGCTCACTTTCCGCTACTTGCGCAACAAAGTCTGCAACCTCTTCGTCGGTAGGCGTATACCCAAGGTCAGAGAAGAACTTGCGAGCTTCTGTATCAGTTACCTGTCGTGGGTCTACATACAGCGCCGTAGCGTCTTTCTTGTTAGTCTCGAAGTTTTCAGTGCCTTGCCCAACGTAGTTAGCGACTTCTTCATCTGTAGGTTCGTACCCTTGATCTTCAAAGAACTTACGGGCTTCTGCTTCGGTTACCTGTCGTGGGTCTACATAAGACGCGATGGCCTCTTTCTGGTCGGCATCTGGGGTTGCGCCCATATACGAAGTGATTTCTGCTTCTGTCGGTGTATAGCCTAAATCGTCAAAGAACTGTTCGGCTTCTGCGCGGGACGTACCTTGTGAATCGTACTCGGCTGATATTTCCGCAACGGCTGCGGCTTCGTCTTTCTGACCTACATATGCTTCCGCTTGCTCATCGGTAAGCGTTATACCCTCTGCAGCGGCGGCGGCTTTTACTTCGTCAGCGTCTAAGAATTTTGGGTCTATGTAAGATGCAACCGCAGCAGCTACATCAGATTCTGGTCTATTGGATACAAACGATTCTATTTCTGCATCTGTCGGCTCAAATCCGGGGTTTGCGTCCTTAAATATTTTGGCCGCTTCGTTCGTACTAACGTACATAGTGTCGTACGTGGAGTTGAGCACGTTGTTTAATATTACAGTGTCAGTAATACCTAAAGTGTTAAGCGCTGCTGTAGCGGCTTCGGCACTACCTGCGTTTTTAACAGTGTTTACCACCGTAGGGTTTAACGACATAAGCGCATCAGCTACCGCGTTGCCTGTATATAGCGTGCCCCCGACCCCGTAGCCAGAAACAGCACCCATAAATCCGTTTTCAAATACGGAACCCGCAACATCGTAGTTAGGGTCAATCTGTGAGTTTACCGTCGCCGTAAATAGTTGTGGTAAGGCTTCCTCTATAAACTCTGTTGAGCCTTCTTTTATGGCTACAGTACCACCGTCCTGTATCTTCTTACCTAGTTTTTGGAACGCGTCCCCGGCAAATTCACTGGCATTATCACCAAGGATGTTTTTAGCTAGTGCCGCACCACCAAACCCTGCACTGGCAGCGGTAGTAAATAGCGCAATAGTCCCTGCCTTTTGGGCGGTGTCCATGGCAAGATCGGTAGCCTCTTGTTCAGACATTCCTTGCGCTATAGCGTTTGCATATGTCTCATCGAAAGCTCCTGCAGCCGTACCGCCAAATGCTTCCGCTGCGTCTAAGGCTACCGCACTACCGACTGCGGCCTTTGTAGCAAATTTTTTCGCGTAGGCTTCCCCACCCTGCAAGAGTGCAGCTTTCGCAACGTTGCCCACGCCCCCAGAGACTATAAGAATAGGTATTTCCTGCAAAATCTCACTAGCTACGTTTTCCGCAAGGAATTGTACAGGATGTTCTGTTAGGTTGCCCCAAATTGACTGCGCTTTTAACCAACCCTTTTGCACTGTGCTGGGTTCTTTGCCGGGATTATTCTGTCGCCATTCTTTGTCGTAATCCTGCGACCGTTTCTGCATATCTTCTGCGCCAGCTACCCACGCGTCAGAACGCAGGTCACCACTTAACGCTAGTAGATTTTTAGCAGTCTGCCCTACAGTGTTATTTGGGTTTGCGCCAACTAGAGTAGCCAATCCTGATATGGCCTGTAGCATTTCACCAGTTGCGCCAGTAACTACACTTGCAGCGTTACCAAAGGCTTCCTGTTGATCTTCAGGAGTTTCGTCTAAATATACTTGTTTTAGTTTGTTGTATACGCTCCAAAGCGTACCGCCTGTATCCTCGTCAAATTGCTTACCTTGGTTATCGTCTAACCCTGCGATAGTCGCTACTACGACTCCGCTTGCAGGGGGTAAGTTCTTTACAGATATTTGACCATCTTCAGTAAACGCGGTCATTTTGTCGTTACTGAGGTACGAAAACCCTTGTGGTACTTCTTTAAACGCAAGCGGTCCATATAACGCATTAAATGCAACGTCCACTACATCAAGGTTTGGGTTTGCGGAACTAGCTACACTGCTTACGTTTGTTTCGCCTAGCTTTTCCTGTTTCGTAGATGGTAGCTCCCATGACAACTTTCCATCCGTATTGACGAGCACCGCCCCACCGCTAGTCAGCGTACCAACATCAACACCTGCGCCGAACGTCACTGTGTCTAGCGTAGCTTCGGGTGGATTGTTTTTGAAATCTGTAGCCGCAGCGTCTACTGCTGAAAGGCTTGGTTTATCAAACGCAGGGTCACCCGCACCGCCGTCAAAAGCATCTTTAAACGCGTTGCCAACATTAACTATGTTATTAGTAGAATATCCATTCGCGCTTAGTAGGTCTTTTACTTCGTCTCCTGACATACCTGTAGTGTCGAGAAAAACGTTAGACCCATCGCTGTTTTTTGCGTCAAGTTTAATATACTCGCCTGACAAAAACACATTATAATCCTCTGTGGATTGGGGTATAAACCCTGCGTCTTTTAGCGATGTTGTTAGTTCAGGGGTCAGCGCAGCATCCGCAACCATAGTGTTGGCGAACTTATCTAAATCTAACCCTGTAATACTTGCGGCGTTCTTTATTTCTTTGTCTGCGTAAGCAAGATATTTAGCTAACTGGCCCGGTTCTAAGGAGGCAAGTGTCAGCCCTTTTGCAGCTAAAGCGTTTTCTACGGTAGATAATCTAATGGCGTCTAGGGTGGCGTCTGCTTCTGACTTGTTTGCTGGACCCTGCTGCCCATTAAGAAGAAAATGTTCTGCAACGTTGTCAACATCTTGGCCGAGGAACTCTTTGTATGCCTCTGCATCAAAATTTGGACGTAGGGACAGTGCCGCTGCAAGCGTAGCCTTATCATAAACAGGCTTCATAGCCGCGTCTAGGTCGTCTATGTCGGACATCATAGCTTTTGTTTTTGCAGTGTACGCGGCGTCTAGTTCAGGGATTTGCGCGGTATATGTGTCATAGTCTGTTTTATATTTGTCTAACGCAGGTTTAAGCGTATTGTCGTAGTCACTCTTAAACTGATCCGCAAAAGTTTGATATGCCCCCGCCGCAGAATTAAGGGCATCCACAGTAGCTTGTGTAGGGTTTTGATTATAGGCTTTAAGCGCGGCGTTATAAATACCTTCAAGCCGTTCTTGCTCTATTACTTTCTTTTGTATCGCAACTTGCGTGGCATTATAATTCTCCGCTGCTGATACAGCGTTTGCCGACGCTTCATTTAGTGCGTTTGCGGCTTCCTGAGTAGCACTGGATGCTCCTGTAACCTTGTCTATGGCGGCATCAACAGGGCGGTCTACAATATCTTTAAGCGCCTCCATCCCGTACTCATCCCACTTAGCAAAAAATGCGTCGGAACTTAGTTCAGGGTTGCCTTCCAAAGCTACAGTTGCAGCGTTGGTTAACGCATTGGTCATAACTATGGCTTGGCCTTCATCAAAACCAGCGTTCTCTTGCAAGAACTTATTCATGGTTTCGGACACGCCAGTGTATTTGCTAATTATAGACGTAAATTGTGACGCGGAAACATC